ATGCCAAAAAAAGTAGTGCCGTTAACGGATTCGAAGATTAAAGCAACGCAAAAACAATTTAAAGCTAATATAAACAGTGGATTAGCCAAAGATTTACGTTTGTCTGATGGTGATGGATTAAATCTAATTTTCCGTACTTCTGGTGCTGTACTTTGGCGATTTGACTATACTCGTCCAATCTCTAAAAAGAGAAATACTTTAGCCATTGGTAATTATCCTGAAATTACTTTGGCAGAAGCTCGAGGAGTACGAGAAGAGTACAGAGCATTAATTTCAAAAAATATTGACCCTCAAACTTATCGAAATGACATTTTAGAAGAAGCTAAAATCAGCCATGAAAATACATTTAGAAAAATTGCTGAAGAATTTAAAACTAAACAAGTGTTAACACCTGCGACTGTCGTTAGAAATGAACGGATCTATAACTATTTATATGAAGAATTCGGAGAGGTGCCGATTTCTGAGATAAGAGCTAAGCATCTAGTTAAAGTCATTCGTAAAGCAGAAGCAAAAGGCACAATAGAAACAGCACATAGAATTCGATCAAAAGCCTCTCAAGTATTCAGGTACGCCGTTTCATTGGGTTTTTGTGAGCGTGATGTTGCACATGATTTAATTGGAACGATTAAGCCTAGAGAAATTAAACATTATTCAGCTTTGGTTGAAGAAAAAGACTTTGGCCAACTATTAAAAGACATCGAGCAATATGAGGGTTATGTTCACACCAAATTCGCTTTAAAAATTCTGCCTCATGTTTTTGTGCGTACTGGTGAGTTACGACATGCTAAATGGTCGAATATAAATTTTGAAGAACGTACTTGGTCCTATACTCCACCTAAGACTATGAAAAAGACAGGTGTTGAACATATCGTTCCTTTATCAGATCAAGTTATTGAGTTACTTAAAGAGTTAAAACCATTCTGTTATAAGTCTGATTTACTTTTTCCAAGTATCTCGAGTAAAACACGCCCAATGTCGGACATGACAATTAATATGGCTTTACGAAGAATGGGTTATGATCGTGACAAGATGACAGGGCATGGCTTTCGAGCAATCGCTCGAACATTATTAGAAGAAAAGTTAAAGTTCCCTGTAGAACGAATTGAACAACAGTTAGCCCATCAAGTACGTGATATGCATGGTCGTGCTTATAACCGAACCAAATTTTTAGAAGAACGAGCTGAAATGATGCAGACTTGGTCTGACTATATAGATAAATTAAAGGCTTCCTAAGAAGCCTTTTTACTAAAGAAGTTATTGATAGTGGAAAGTCGCCAGTAGCGGTATTTACTTTCAGGGTCTACATAATCAGGTTGTGGAAATAAACCTTTCTTTAATTTGCTGTCGATCGTATTTCGACTAAAAGTAAGTTTTACGACTTCTGATGTTTTTAATAATGGATCGTCCATTAAGTTTTCTCCAATGCTCATAAATTCACTTACGCCACTTGTCCAATCGCTTTTCTAATTTCTCTCGGTAAATCATCATTTAATACACTGACCAGTTTTTCATTGACCAGGTGAAAGAGGATTTTTACCAGCTCGTTGGACATTTCAGGGCGATGACCACAACCACTAATAAAACGGGGAGAATGAACCGTACCAGGTTTGTCGGAGACTTTTTTATTTAAGTTAGGCCACCTGACCTAACGGGTTAATCTTATCATAGTACATTGCTTCAAACTCAAAAGGCGATACATAACCCAGTGCACTGTGTACACGCTTTTTATTGAACCAATATACCCAGTTTAGTGTCGCAAGTTGTACATCTGCTAAACCTTGCCAATCTGCTTTTAAATATTCAATCACCTCTGTTTTGTATAAGCCATTCACCGTTTCAGCCAGAGCATTATCGTATGAATCACCAGTTGTACCGACTGATGCTCGTAAATTTGCAGCTTCTAAACGATTGGTATAGCGAATAGAAAGATATTGAACACCTCTATCTGAATGATGAATCACATTCTTAGGCATACCTCGATCGTGCAATGCTTGCTCCAATGCATCGAGCACCATATCTGTATTCATCCGTGTAGATACTTTCCATCCAACAATTGCTCGTGAGAACACATCAATAACAAATGCGGTATATACCCAGCCTGAATGAGTTTGAATATACGTAAAGTCACCCACCCATAGTTGGTTTGGATGATCAGCATTAAAATTACGTTTCACTAAATCATCTGCCCGTTTTTGGTCATCTCGGTTACGAGTAGTTTGTTTATTCTTACCACGCCAAACACCTTGTATACCTAGCTTTTGCATCAATCGAGCAACTGTACAACGTGCAATAACATAACCCTCACGTTTCAATTTTTGCCAAACTTTACGTACACCATATCGACCTGAACTTTCTTTCCAAATACGTTTGATTTGCTCTGCATGATGTAAATCATGCAGAGCACGTTTCGCTCGATGTTCTGGGTTATCAACGAGATCTAAAGCCCGATAATAGGTCGAAGCTGCAATCGGTAAAATTCTACAAATCGCTTCAACACCATATCGATCTTTATTGTTATGGATAAAATCCACCATTATTTGTGTGGGCGGTCGAGCTCCGCCTGGGCGAAAAAAGCGGCTGCTTTGCGTAGAATTTCATTGGCACGTTTTAATTCTTTAATTTCACGTTCCATTTGCTTCATTTTTTCTTGGTCAGATATCTGTTGTACTTTGGCAGGATTTAGTTGATCCAGATGCTTTAAATACCAAACACGCAATGTTTCAGGAGTACAACCGATTTTAGGAGCAATAGCTGTGATTGCTGCCCAAGTAGAAGGATAATCTTTTTCAGATTCAATTAGTAATTGAACCGCTCTTTCTCTAATTTCGGGGGTATAGTTTGGTTTTTTCATCGGCATAGTCTCTCAGAATATTGACTCTCCGACAAACCCGGTACGGTTCAGAAAGCTCTTCACGGAAATCTTCTAGCAAGTCGATTTCATTCTCTGTAAGGATTTCAGTCAATTTCTCAAAACCTAATCTTTCATTGTTATTACTCATTTGTTTACCTCTATCTGAGCAAAAAATTGCACAAAAATCTAAATTATTCATGAAAATGTGCAGAATATTGCTCAAAGTGTTTATTTAAATCAGTTGATCAGGCTGCGATACCTTTCTTGTCCAGTAATTCAGCCAAAACGTATTGAGCTGTTTTCGCTTTGGCCAACATTTGTTTTTCTTTGGTTGCATCACGTTCAAAACGAAGCGTAGTGACTCGTAATGCTTTGTCGATATGATTTACTTCATGCAGATTTTCATCTTCATAGCCAATCAACTCGTATGGTGTATCAACTAAACAATGAGTTAGTTCAGCTTGGCTTCTATCCCAAAGATGCATGTAAGCTAAAAGCTGCCATTCATATCCTTTCTTTCCACCTAGTTTGAGTTGATAAGGGTGGGTTGCTTTAGACCAAGATGTTTTAATATCAATAATCAAACTATTTTCTTGATCATCAATATCGCATTCACCTGTAATCAGATCTGAGTTTTTACGTTCAGTATTTTTCACATAACTTGTGAAGTTGTAGCTGTTATATAAGTCGATAGAATCTTGCTCAACAATGCGTCCTTTTTCAATTTCACCAAAACTCAAATCTTCTTCCCAATCTAAAGCCACTTGTGATGCTAAACATTCAAGATAGGTGTAAGCACCTTCACCCAATGTATCTTTCTCTGGATACGCCATAATCTTTCCAATTGATGAAGCTCTAATTAGTTTCATTCTTCTTCACTCCATTTAATTGGTTAAGTTGATCTTGAGTTAAAGCATATCCAGCAACGATTTGCTCAATGGTGTAATGTCCCGATTCAACCGCTTTCAGTGCTTTATCGAACTGTTGTGGCGTAATAGGGTGTAACACTTTTTGGAGGTTTGGCACTTCCTTTCTAATACGCAAACAAGCAACGATTTCTCCTGCGACTTTTACGGATGACTCAAAAACCGTAATTGATTTACCTGCCCAATCCTCTAAATATGGACCATACATTCGTTCAATGGTTTTACAGTTGGTTCGGTTAAGAATCATTGGTTTTGAGTTCATCAACTGTGCAACCGTACATTCTTCTTTTTTACCGCCATCACCTATAACAATTTCACGACCTACAGAGCGGATTGTGACAGTTAAGTCCTGTCCATTTGGAAGGCAATAAACACCTAGATATTTAGGATTGATTAATTGCTTCCAATGGGTTCTATTTTGAACTTGAGAATTCATCTCTCTTTCTCCTAAACAACTTCTAAATTTTCAATTGCATCAGCTTGTAACCACTGATTTAGTTCAGTTACTTGCGAATCAGTTAGAATGAAATGCAAGCCTGACGGTGTTTCTTCAAAATCGGAATGAGTGACTAAAACCAAAGTTTTGTTATCAACTTCTAGCTTGGTGTAATTAACTTCACATCCGCCTTCAGGATCAAATTGAGATTCGACATCAATTGAATCAATTACTTCTACACCTTTAATTTCACAATCAATTGAATAGTTGCCAATAGCGAAAGCGAATTGAACATTGTTTGAATATGTTGCAATCGTTTCTGTGTCGATCGAAAGCATTTGGAAGCAAGGAGCGAATAGCTCAGGCTTTGAAAAGGGCATATTCATTGTTTTACCCCGACTTTAGCGATTGAACTTTGAAACCCTGCACAATTCACTACGCCAGCAAGACACATTGCGATAACGATAAGGGCAGGAATAACTAAGCCTGATTTCTTATATTGAACTGTGTTTTCAGGAGTTGGTTGCTGATATAACCTTCCTGTTTGACTTTTTACATGTTGTTGTTTCATACTTATCTCACTCATTGAGTAAATGCACATTTGATTTGACGGTCGGTGTGCTTTTTTGTTATCTGATACATTGTAGTTTACCAAAGGAAACTTTATTGTCAATAAAAAGTTTATTTAAAGAAACTTTATTTTTATTTTTGGAAACTTTCTTTTTCTTTAGTCAAAAAATAACCCTGCATATAGCAGGGCGAGATAGGTCAAACTTAGTTATTACAGGTTTCCTTCAGTAACCTTGGTGTTGACTTTAAGTTTTCGGTGTCACAGGTAAATGAAAACAAACAACTCATGAGGTGATATACAATAAAATCAAACTATATGGATCATGCTTATGTCACCATTCTTAATAATTTTTGGTTTTTTACTATCATTTGTGGGAATTGTATTTGGTCCACATTATTTTCATAAGCATGTAAATAGTGTCCATGATGCCAAAGCTGTTGGTCTTCTATGCATGTTACCAGGTGTATTTTTGTTTTGTCTTGGATTTTATTTAAGGTAAAAGAAAACCCACGCAGGGTGGGTTGTATGGGGCTGTTATGTTCAATTGATATTTTAGGGATATCTGCTAAAATCCAAAATGCTTAAGTAGGGATATTTAAGTTCTTTAAAAGAGGTTGAGTATGTTTAGTAAAAATCAGATTTTAGGACCAGATGATATTCGGACAGCTCTAAGGGATTGGGTCCATGAAAAATTTGAACTCAAGCATAACGATATTTTGATTAATGAACTTGGCTTTTGGAACAAAGACCCGAATTCCACTGTGGATTGCTCGTTTCGTGCAGATTTGGCTCTAGCAAATGGGCGTTTGGTTGGTTTTGAGATCAAGTCGGAGAAAGATACTTTAAAGAGATGGCTATCTCAAATGATAGCTTATAGTAATGTTTTTGATGAAATATGGCTGTGTAGTCATGGCAAGCACTTACATCATGCTTTAGAAGTTACTGATAAACATATCGGTATGTTGGTGGTTGATGATTCTGGATCTATTGCTGTAGTTCGATATGCATCACAGAACAAGAAATTAAATTTTTATGACCTATCTGGCCTGCTTTGGAAAGATGAGTTGCTTGGTTTTGCTTCTCAAAATAATATTCTAGAAATAAAATCCCGAATGACAAAAAATGAAATTCGGGATATTTTGTCAGAGCGCTCTAGCTTAAAAGATTTAAAGCCTTACGTTTTGCAAAAACTAAAGGAGCGAAAGTCTTAATCATCATCATTATCTTCTTCATTATGACTCAATCCAATAGCCCCAAGATAACCATCATTATTTAATTTAATAATTGCACTTATATGCTGATTTATTTTTAATTTATTCCAGAAAGCCTGATTGCCAGCTTTTCTTCTAGAATGATCTGCAATAATCTTTATTTGATTGGTCGCATAACAGAAATCATCCCCATGATAACCATTTTGATCGCGAATTTTTTGCGCAATTATTCTGAATTTTTCGTACTCCCCACCTTTACCTTCTCTTAATGTAAACCACTCGAAAGAGTCATTTAAAAGGTATGTAGCATATGGAATTGGATGTACTGCAAAGTCGAATTCTATAGCCTCACCAGATGGATCTGTTGCTGCATAATCACCATATATATTTTTTTCTCAATTTTGTTTAATTGATTATTAAATCTATTTTGCCAAACAGGGTCGATACAAGTATGGGTTGCTGTTTCACCTGCTGATGGGCGCGTAGATGGGTATGATGTACTACTAGTAATAATTGAATAAAAATTAAAATTTTTAACTATTTTGAACGCTTCTGTTAAATTGTCTAAATTAATTTGATTAAGGTTATCAATTTTTCCTGAATCAATAATCAAAATTGTTCTTGAGATAGCTTCATCTGAAAAAGCTGCTAATAGTGAATTTAAAATATTCAGGCTTTTATCAAAATTTGCAGATACATCTAAAACTATTCCAATTAACCCAAAAGAGTTAGCAGTCTTAATACCTAATTGAACAATATCTCTTAATTTTTCGCTGGATGTTTCGTTAATTACAGGAATTAAGTTACTTGAAATTCTGCATTTTTCTTGGAAAAAATTCAATTTATTTAAAAAATGATTACTATTATCATTTAATGAGATGTTTAAAACACAATCTATATCAAGTAAATAGTTAGATATTTCTAAAAATAATGGCATTCCATTCCAGTCATTTAAGAAAGAGTCAAGATCGGTAGTATTATCCCCTCTAACTATAACTCTAGGGATTATTTGCGATTTAACTTCTGGGCTTAACTCTTTTAAAGCTGCTAAATTATACTTACCAGTTCTTACAGATGGCATATAAACAATATTATCAGGTATAACCATTTTTTTCTCCACCCGATCATTATAAGGACTGCGTCGGGTTCGCAGTTTTTAATCTTTTATATTTGAATATTTTTCTAAAAACTCATCTATCCACTCTTGAGCTGCTTTGAGATTAGTTATGTCAGCCAACTTTAGATTAGTTTCCTCAGCTTCGTTAAACCCCTCGATAATCGCTTCAAAGATATTTGCTTCAGTAATGACCTCACGTGCAATTTCTGCAGCATCATAGCTTTGCTTAGCTTTATTAAGTGAGGTTATCTGTTTATCAATTCCTGCACCAATTTTAGCTAAGGCCAATTTGAATTCTTGACGATTAATTGTTAGCGCAGTCTTGTATTTATTAAGTGTTGCGATCATAACATTCTCTTTTATTTAAGAAATTGTAATTATCCAGCACGCCAGAATTGACGACCCATTACTTTAAAATTTAAACCGTTTAATTCACTCACTTCACGGTCACGATATTTAGGATTAAGGCTATGAAGACTTAACTTTCCACCTTCTTCCTTAAATATCTGCTTAATCATGCCTTCACCTTCAAAATAAACAGCGTAAATTTCGCCATCTATAATATCGGTTTGAGAGATATCAATTCCTACTAGATCGCCATCATGAATAAAGTCAGACATGCTGTCACCCTTAGCTTTAATGATTCTCATACATCTAGGGTCAACATATTTTTTTTGAAAAAATGATGGGGGGAAGGGAAACTTTCCATTAACAACATCAAAATGAAATTCTATAGACTCACCTGTACCACATGAAAAGTTTGCTTCCACTACATCAATCCAAATAAATCCATTTTCAATTTCATAATCCACAACTGTTGGTTCATGGATATCATTAACGTCGAACGAAGATTCTTCTTTTCGGGTTAATCCGTGTTTATCCATAAATTCTTGCATATTAAAGTTATTTTTCTTTAGCTCATTCTCACCAGTTAATAGCCAGTCTTGTGATGTCTTAAGAACTTTTGCTAAAGGTGGTAAGAATTCAGCTTTAGGAATATTTGTTCCCGCAACCCATTTAGACACAGCACCTTTTGTAGCGCCTGTTGCTTCCACTAAATCAACTTGTCGAATTTTTAATTCGGTCATTCTTTGGATTATTCGATCGCTGATAGTGCTCATAAAAACATCCTCTTTAATGTTTCCTATAGTAAACAAACATATTGAATTAGAAATAAACTTATGGTTTACTATTGGAAACTATAAGTTTATAAAGGTAAACCATGACAGTTGATGATTTAAAAACCCATTTTGGAGTTGAGAACGATATTCAACTTACTAAAACGATTCTTGGGGTCACTAGAGGAACCATTAGCAAATGGCGTCATAGAGGTATTCCTGTAGATACTCAAGCAAGAATCCAAGTTTTAACCAAAGGCAAATTAAAGGCCAATCTACAAGCACTTTCTGCTTAGGAACTACCATGAGCAAAGTATCAATAGAAGAAAACTCAAGCGCTAGCAATAACGTATCGCTCATTTTGAAAGCAATTAATTCCTCTAATCAGGGAAAGGTTGCTGAACAACTTGGAGTTGATGCAAGTACTTTGTCTCGCATGAAAAATGATAAGAAATCCAATAACTTGACTGATCTTGAGTTTTTTGCATCTTTGTTGAGTTCTATTGGATTGAAAGTGGTGAATGCAAATGATGTTTATTGTTCGCAAGAAATTGCGGAAGCAACGCGAGTTTATTTGAGTAATGCGTTTAGTTCGCCTGAATACATGCGGATCTTATTTAAATAAAAAAACCACTACCAGCGGTAACTGGAGTGGTTTCCATTCATCAATTAGGAACCAATGAATATGAAAACAAATTTAGCACACGAACCACTTATCCCACAAGGAGAGCTGGTTCAATTTCCAAAAAAAGAGCGACAAGCTATGTCGAAGAAAGAAGAGGGCTTTACTCCATTGCCTAATTTTATCTGTGATGAAGGTTATTTAAGTGCTTTAAGTGGTGAGGCGATCAAATGCCTTATCCTTTTAAATCGACACATCAAAGGCTTTCACGGAGATAACAAATCCATTGGTGAAGCTTTAGTTATGAAATTGACGGGCTTCAAAGACAAAAGAACAGTACGAAAAAATATGGCTGATTTAGCCAAATTTCAACTTATTCGCATTACTAAAAATCTGGGTAAAACGACAACTTATACGGTCACATTTGAGGATCGAATTAAGCCTGAACTAGTAACATCTAATGATACTGGTGCATTAAATGTAGTTACATTGAATGATACTAGTGTGGGTACATCCAATGTCTCCACTACTAGTAACATCAAATGTCACTCTGTAAAAGAAATATATTTAAAAGAAAATATTAAAGAAATACACACACAAGAGAGCGCAGAAAAAAATTCGATTCAAAACGAAAATTGGAAACCAAATCTGAGTTTCTTAAAAACAATTTTGGCTCAAACAAAATTTAGTCAACGTTGTGAAGAAATTTTATCTCTTGCTGATTTCAATTTTCATTTAGGTAATTTCAATGCGCATTGGGAAAACAAAATTGATCTGACTGAAAACCAACGCACAAGAAAATTTGCTGCATGGTTGATTCAAGAATTCGAAAAACACCTGGCTAAGATTGATCGTGCTGAAAAACAAACAGCTAAAACTGCATCACGTAACGTCAATGACGCTTGGGGTGATGTTCAGCAGTACAAGCCAGCAACCGATGATATTAACTGTGAGGGCTTGATATGAACGCAATGTCTACAGTGAGTTTTGATAATCAACAATCAACAGAGTTTTGTTCTAAGCACCAAGCTAATCATGTTGTTTATCGTGGTAGATCAATCTGCAAACAGTGTTCATTTGAATTACTAGATCGTGGTCAAAAAGAACATCATCACGCAGTAAACACTATGGTCCGTGATAAACACTTTGCAGGTGCGAAATTACCACTACGCCATGCTCAAAGTGGGTTTGGGAATTATTTAGTTTCTAACGATGGTCAGCGTAATGCAAAAGCTCAATGTATGTCATTTGCTAAAGACTTCATGGGTGGTGTGGTTCGTAATCTGATCATGGTTGGTCGTACTGGTACAGGCAAAACACATCTTTCTAGTGCAGTGGCTTTAAACGTGTTGGATAAGCGTAAATCAGCTCGCTATATCACTTCTGAGGATATGGCTAATGAGATTGCCAATGCTTGGAAAAGAACCGATGACAGCGAAGCTAATGCGATTTACCGCTTTACTGACTATGACTTACTGATTCTTGATGAATATGGTTTGCACGATCGCCATGAGAACAGATTGCAACTGGTTCACAAGGTTTTGTACTCCCGATATGACGAGGGTAAGGCAACCATGTTGATTTCAAATTTCACTCTTGACGAACTTAAAAAAGACTTGGGTGATCGGTTGTGGTCACGCTTTCAACACGATGGTTTGACACTGGTTGAGTGCAATTGGGGTGATCAACGGATGATGCAAGGGGAGTCGGTATGAAAGATTTACACGATGATAAGACTTTGGATTGGGTTGGAATGCCTAAAGGACACGTGGCTATTTTTGAACGCATGCTGACAGTGTTACTAGTGATTAAAGAGACTCCAATTGCGACTAATGCAGAAGTGCAAAAAGTAATTAATGTTTCAACTCGAACAGCTCAACGATACACATCTCAATTGGAAAGTGCAGGGTATATCAAACGTAAAGTTTGTTCTTACTCAGATGAGCATCGATTCTTTTTAACAGATAAAGCGAAAGAATTATTTAAGGTGACACTATGACAACGATAAACAACGATCAAAGCTTGATTGAGAAAGTAGGTGGGATTGATAGGGCAAGGGAGATTGTGGAGGGTGCGCCCGAATCTAATTTTCCAGTTAAGTGGTGCTTATTACGAAAAAAATATGTTCGTCAAGTTGGTTTTAATACGCAACACTTAGTAAATGGTGAGTGGATTGATGAATTTAATGTAAATCCTTGGGCAGACTTGGATAGTCTTCGCACCGCCATTGCAAAACATGACGAGTTTAAGGTGGGGGATTTTGTCGTTAGACGAGCGGGGCTTGATAGAGAATTGCATAAAATTGAAATTGTTAAGGATTTAGATATAAAAATATTCTCACAAGATATGAGCCATTCTTTTTGGGCATTTCGCGGATTGTTTAAACACGCCACTCCCGAAGAAATCAAAGCAGGTCGCAGATTGGAGGCAGAACGTCATGGATAAGTTTGAAGATGCTTTCAAAAAAATAAGTAAAGTTAACCTGGCAACTCATATTGAATTATGGGGTGAGCCTAAAACTGAAAAGCTGTATTTCGAGGCTGGTCAGCAATCCCGACAGGCTGAGATTAACCAACTTCAATCACAGATCAATGAAATGGCAGAGGTGGGATTGAGTCAAGAAAGCGTGATTAAGGAGAAAGACAAGGGGATTGAATCAGCTTTGTATGCTCTTAAAGGGCTTAAAGCTGAAAATGATTTGTGGGGATGTGATCAAGTTGAAGCGCAGATTGATGTTTTAGAAAAAGCATTGAGGGGTGGGCATGGATAACCAAGAATTAGCAAAAATTGGGTTGATGTTTATCAATTGGATTCAAGTGCATCGCGAGTCAATTGATCGATTCCAAGATTTTGCAAACTGCTTTGAAGATGATGCAAATAAGCCAGTTCACAGCTTAAAAGAATTCAATGAGGCAATGGAGATCAACAAGCAAGCATCTGAATTAAGCGCTGAGTCTAAAAAGCAATACAACACCTTGCTTGAAGAAGTGGATTTATATCTTGCAAGTGAAAAGACAGAAATTAGGCGAGGTGAGCATGAATAAATTTCAGCAGAACTGCAAACACAATTTTAAGTATGTCTATTTTGAAGCCTATCAGTGTCGCTACTGTGGCAAGTGGTCAAGCATAGGGTGGTAAAAATGAAAATTCCTAAAGATATCATCATTGGTATTGATCCAGACTTAGAAAAATCGGGGGTGGCTGTCTTAGGACCGTCATTCGAGCTGAAAAACTTAACTTTTGCTGAAACTGTTGAGCTATTCCGCAGTCACCAGGATCAGATCAAGAAAGTGGTGATCGAAGCGGGTTGGATGAATAAAAAATCAAATCTACATAGTCGTATTGGTCAATCTAAGCGCGCAGGTGAGCGAATTGCTAAGAATGTAGGTGAGAACCATGCGACAGGCAAATTACTTGTAGAAATGGCTGAATCATTGGGCTTGGCGGTGGTGTTGGTAAGACCAACTAAAACCAAAAAGAATTCAGAAGAATTTAATCGCATCACAGGCTGGCAAGGTCGAACGAATCAAGAACAGCGTGATGCAGGTATGTTGATTTGGGGGATTGTGTGATGGGAGTTTTAATTAATTTTGGTTTGACTGGGATTGGTATTCAAAAACGTCATGAGTTTGGTCATGAATCAATGCCAAAAATTGTTCAGATTGATCTGATATTTTGCACAGCTTTTGTATTTGGTAATCAAGGTCAATTCTACACTTACATGCGTGATTATTTTATGAAATCAGGAGCTGAAAAATACCCACAGTATCGTCAGCAGGTGAAGGCAATTAAGTCTAAAGTTCGGGCGCAAGAGCGTAAATATCACGAACAAAGGATAGAGAGCTTGATTGCTGAGGTTCAGGAAATAGGTACTAAGTACAGCAAGCTTAGGAGCGAAACTGTTGATTTAAGAAATTTGGCTTATCAGGTTAGAAATATTCAGAAATTTGATTTTAAAAAATTAGAAGATATTTAAGGGGCAATTATGAACGCAGCGGTGAGAATTATGGATTGGTCTAAATACACAATTGATGGATGGCTTGAGCAATTTGGCGCTTGGTGTGAAACCGCTCGTTTAAAAGGTGGTGAATTGCCTGATGGATTGCATGTTAATCAGATCTATTGGTTGATTCGTGAAGCGGATAAAACACCACGTAACTCGAAGTGTTATATCCGTTGCGAGATTAGTGACTTTGAGGCAGAGCAAGTACAGGCGTTGCTGAGAAGTATTTTTAAGAGTGATTCAGTGGATTATCAAGCAAAGTACGCAGTGATGTGTTTAGTTAAGCATAAGGTAGAGAATCGTAGTTTAAGTTCGATTGCAAATATTACAAATCAATCCAAAGGGCAAGTGAACATTGTTGTTGGTTGTGCTAGATTCTATCTTCTTGGTAAATATAACTTTCTAAAAATGGAGTAATCAATGACAGTCAAATCATTTGAATCAAATTCAGCAGAAGGCCTAGCTGATGAAATTAATGCTTGGGTAAAACACGAGCTCGTAAAGAATAACAACCATATCTCTATCAAAGCCATCAGTCACACTACTTGCAATGCTGATGATAATTTATTTGAGTATAGTGCTTTAATTATTTTCGAATATGAATAGCTTGACCGTTTAAACGCAATATGGCATATTTCTGATATAGTGGACGAAGTTATGGTAATCCACTAGATAAACCTCGCATTGCGGGGTTTTGTTTTGAGTAAAAAGAATATGAAAATAATAATCTTCCTTTTAATGCTTATCCCTGCTTTTGCTCATGCAAATTATTGTGAAAATATTGCTCAATTTCATGTGCTTTCGGCATTTTGGAAAATTGATGGTGTTCCTAAAGAAGTTGCATTAGAAAGAGTTAAAGGGTTAGAAGTCTTATATTCAGATTTAGAGTCGGGGAAAAACCAAACCAAAGAATTCACTGAAATGGTTGAAGATACATATAAAAATGATTACTTTAAAATCAATGATCAGGATATTTCTGGGTATACATCTAACATGACATATGGCTATGCGACAATATTAGCAACATGTTTAGCCGAAAATTCTTGATATTACGATTTTCAATATTCATTAGTACTATGCAATAAGCTCATCAAAAAGATGGGCTTTTTTTATAAAAACAATTAAAAAAATACCTCTAGGGTTATTGATATTTTATAACTCTAGGGTTATAATTAGCTCATCAAGACAGATGGAGTTAAAATGAAAAGTCTGGAATTGATCAAGATCATCGAAGCAGATGGTTGGTATGAGGTAAGGGTTAGAGGTAGTCATCATCACTTCAAACATCCTACCAAAGAGGGACTGGTTACAGTACCTCATCCTAAAAAGGATTTACCAAAAGGCACTGTAAAAAGCATCTTGAAGCAAGCGGGTCTAGAATGACCCGCTTCACCCAGACTTGATTTTCTCTAAAAAGAGGTGAGTATGTTATATCCAATTGCAGTAGAAAAAGGCTCAGATGTTGAAGCCTACGGTGTGATTGTTCCAGACATTAAAGGATGCTTCTCAGCAGGTGATACTTTTGAAGAGGCATTGAGTAATGTGAAAGATGCAATTGCAGGTCATTTAGAAATCTTAGCCGAAGATGGTGAGGAAATTCCTTTAGCCTCTGAGGTAAGTAAGTACTTAAATGATGATGAGTTTAAAGGCTTTATTTGGGCTGTTGTTGATGTTGATGTAAGTCGTTATCTAGGTAAGGCTGAAAAAATCAATGTCACTTTACCAAGCCGGTTAATTCGTCTAATTGACGATAAGGTGGGTAAAGATAAGCAGTTTAAATCTCGCTCTGCATTCTTAGCCGCTGGTGCTGAAAAAATGTTGCGGGCATAATCTGTTACTGAAGCCCACTTAAATGTGGGCTTTTTTGTTTTAAGTACCTGATGACTTTTGTTAAAATCGAATAATTCAAATAACTTGATTAAAAAATGAAAAAATATTTATTACTAATTTTTATTATGGCTTCTAATAGTTGTATAGCTTACACAGATACCCCTAGTGCTCAATCTGATTGTGAGCGTATAAGTATTCAAGCCAAAAAAATTATGGAGAGAAGACTGGCAGGTGTGACACTCGAAACTGAAAAACAATTTCTCCAAAAATTCCTCGAAATATATCCGAAAAGTTCTGAGGATTCGAAATCAAGGTTCGTAATAGTAATTAATAAGTTATTAACTGAAGTCCATAGTGAAAATATCAAAGAAACGAATTTTGAGAAAGAAATAACAATTAATGGATTCAAACAAAGAATTTTGAATAATTGCTTAAATGGCGATCTTTTTGATGGATTGATTTAAATTCTAAAATTCGAATCAAACAAATCTTCTACCGCCACGTTTGGGAATATTCGAATTTCTTTACGGTGAGAGAGTGTCGGAAGTGTGGGAAGGTTAGAGCAGTTTAGATTCAAAATTAATAAAATATATGTATAATCATTGTTTTAATTTAAATTTAAAGTGAATACTTCATGACTAGAGCTGAATATCTACACGAGACATTAGAGTTTTATAAAGATCTAAGAGAGAGAACTACTAAAAAATTATTAGCTATAAATCTTGATCAATATGAGGGTCAAGCTTTAATTTTTATTGAGCATGACAGAGAAAGAACTATTAAGGAAATTGAATACTATAACAATCTCATTGCTGAGTTAAAAACAGAAATTGAGAATGAGTAAATAATAAAGCCCCTTCAGAGGGGTTTTTTAATGCCTAGAGAAAAGTTTGATGAATAGAGTTGAAGCACAGAAGAATCTAAAGCTACTCGAACAAGACAAAGCACGCTTACTCTCACTGAATCATCTCAATTCCACTTGGGCATTTAAGAATCAGTGTGAAATGAGAGTGAAGAAGATTAATGAGTATGTGAAGAATATTGAAAATAGCTTAAAATTTGCTAATAATTGATTTTAAATATAAAATATTAAAAAATAATTTGCAAAAAATTAAAAAAAATATAACCTTGGGTTTCAATGCTTTCATATAAAAAGCAATAATTTATCAATTATTGAGGGGTTAAAGTAATGGAACAACAATGGATTGCTTTAGGTATTGCTATTGTTACAGGATCTTCTACTTTAATTGGGGTAGCAATTACTAATTATTTTAATATTAAAGCCATTGAAAAGAGGCATAAATTTGAGGCGGAAGAGAATGAGAAAAAAACAAAATTAGAGTTAAGAAAGGAAGTATATCTCGGGTTAGCTGAGGATATCTATTTATTAAATACTTTTATATTTAAATGCATAAATGATAGACAATCAAGATCAGAAAATAATCTCATAAATAGATTAAATACTCAAATAAGGAAGTTACAACTTATTTCAAGTAATGAAATAAGTTATGAGGCTGATAAGTTAAACTCTTTATTCACTAAAGTTATGTTTGATTTAAATTTTGGTTTAAAAGAAATTATAATGCTTGAATATGAAAATGATAATTTAGATAAATTTACACAAAGATATCAAAAAGAGTTTGATTCATTTAGTTCACTTTCCAACGAAGTTAAAATTACTGAACTGGACTTATCATTAAAAATAAATAAACTTGAAATATTTCATAAGGAAATGGTTAATACTCAAATCAAAATTGAGAAAATGAACGAAGATTTTCTAGAAAATATAAATAAAATTGATGAGTACAAAAAAAAGTTGATGATGGAAATGATTGATAGTTTGAAACCTTTAAGACCAATATTAATAAATTTAATGAATTTAATGCGTTTAGATTTAGGTGTGATTGATCAATATAAATTTGACTTACATGAATATGATTTAGAGCATAATCAATTCAAAGAATATTTAAAAGATAAAATAAATTAAAATATTCAATTGCATCCATCTAGAGATTTTTATTAGGTGAAGAAAATAATTCGGAAAAATAAAAGCCCAATTTATGGGCTTCTAATAAAGACTTCACTGCTACAGTGATGTGTGCTGAAAAAACAGGAGGTTTTAACTTGGTAAACTAAACACACTCATCAGGAGTTTACCATGAGCAAGAAACACAAGACTTACACCACAGAATTTAAAGCTGAAGCCATCAAATTAATTGAAGCCAATCAAGGCAATGTCTCGGAAACAGCTAGACAACTTAGCATTTCAATGCAAACTCTTTCAAATTGGAATACCAAAGCAAAGGCTGGAACTTTAGCAGGTACAAAACAGTATTCACCTGATCTAAACGCTCTACTCGAAGAAAATAAAAAACTCAAACAACAGCTCAAAATAGCTGAAATGGAACGTGAATTTTTAAAAAAGGCAGCAGCGTACTTTGCCAAAGAAAGTCAGTAAGGTACGCCTATATGAAACAAAAAAGATATTCTTTTCCAATTACCTTAATGGCTCGATTACTTCATGTTTCAGTTTCATGTTTTTATGATTGGCTCAAGAGAGGCGTGAGCAAAAGAACGATTCAACGAAATCAACAGACGATATTGGTGAAAATAGCCCATGAGGAGACAAGGCAGAGCTATGGTTATATTCGATTAACCAAATACTTACAAGCTCAGGGCATAAAAATGAGTATGTACGCTGTACGTCAGATAAAAGCGCTGAACCACCTGTATTGTAAGCGACACAAGCGTTTTAAAAGGACTACGAATAGTGACCATAATCGAGCGATCTATGAAAACCTGCTGGAGCAACAATTCTCAATGACTAGACCAAATCAAGCATGGTCAAGTGATATTACGTACATATGGACTGTTGAAGGATGGCTGTACTTAGCAGCGGTAAAAGACCTTTACACGAAGCAAGTGGTTGGCTATAGCTTAAATGAGCGCATGACAGCACAGCTTGTTTGTAATGCGCTAAATATGGCTATTCACAATCAAAAACCAACCAAAGAACTGATTGTGCATTCAGACAGAGGAAGTCAATATTGCAGCCATGAATATCGAAATATACTTGAGCAATATGGTTTTCAAGGTTCAATGAGCAAGCGCGGAGACTGTTACGATAATGCACCGATTGAAAGCTTTTGGGGAATACTGAAAAATGAGTTAGTGCATCATTACAACTATCAAACCAGAGAAGAAGCCAAAGCAGATATTATAAAATACATTGAATTATTTTATAATCATCGAAGAATTCAAAAGGGTTTGGGTTTTAAGACACCAAATCAAATGGCCGAAGACTTTTATAAGTTGGCTGCCTAGAATCTCCCAAGGGAAAGTCTCCTGATAATTCAGCGTATATCACAGTGATTCTTTTCGGGTGGCGTCCTTCGTTCTTTCGATTGACTACAGGCTGGTTACTGCTTCTGTCAATAGGAGTTCAAAAACTTACCTAACGGCAGGAACCCTGTGAAGTATAAATACAACCATCGGGAAGTCCTTGCTCCTGCATTATAAATTATAAGTTTTGAATTGAAGTTAATCAATTAGGAGATTCCTTTATGGAAGATATAGAGCTTCCGAAAGGGAGTGAGCCGTTAGCTAATCATCAACATGAAGAACTTGCCCAAGCTTTCATTATCACTGGAAGCAAGAAAAAAGCAGGTGATATGGCAGGCTATACTGACAAGTCAAATGCTTGGCGTGCAATGCATCGTGAAGATGTTCAAACACGCATTAAGTTTCTTCAAGATGAACGTGCTGAAGAGTTGGGCATTGATTCATTTTATGTTTTAAGCAAATTAAAAGATAACTTGGAAGCATGCATGAGTGGTGCAGAACCAAATCGTGCAGCTGCGAATAAAGCTATTGAAATGTTAGGAAAACATCTTGGAATGTTTGCAGGGAAAATTGAACACTCAGGTACTATTGAAATTGAATCTCTTTCAGATCTGATGGATGAACTTAGCAAAGGGGATTAATAAGGAGGGCATATGCTTAAACCTGAGCATAGAGCAAAACTTGTTGATCAGCACTGGCGATTAAACAATCTATACTACATCACCGATAAAAAAGGTAAACAAGTCAAATTCAAGATGACTCTTGAGCAACTTGAATACTTTGAAAATGAGTGGTCAAGAAACATTATCTTAAAAGCAAGGCAGCTTGGATTTACAACAGAAGTTTGTATTATTCAATTAGATGCTGCTTTATTTATGTCTGATAAATGCGCATTAATTGCACATACCTTACATGATGCTAAGCGCTTGTTTCGTGAGAAAGTTAAATATGCTTATGAGAAATTACCTCACCCTTTAAGAGCCGCTAATCCACTTCTTATTGAAACAAAAGAAGAATTGGTCTTTAAAAAGGGCGGTTCAGTTACAGTAAGTACTTCATTTCGTGGCGGTACTCTAAAACGTCTGCATATTTCTGAGTTTGGTAAAATTTGTGCCAAATATCCAGATAAAGCACGTGAAATTGTCACTGGTGCTTTTGAGGCAGTGAGTGTTGATGGAAAAATAACACTAGAATCAACTGCTGAGGGCAAGGCTGGTTATTTTTATGATTACTGCCAAGAAGCTGAAAACCTTCAATTACAAGGCAGAACTTTAGGAATCTTAGATTGGAAATTCTTCTTTTTCTCCTGGTGGAAAAATGCTGAATATGCTTTGCAGGTTGCAGGTGAATTACCGCAGCGTTTAAAAGACTATTTCTCTGAGCTCAAAGCTAAATACAACATCCATACCACTCCCGAGCAACAACAGTGGTATTGGCAAAAAGAGAAAACGCTTGGTGACGACATCAAGCGTGAATATCCAAGCATTCCATCTGAGGCATTTCAGCAATCAGTTGAAGGTGCGTACTACAAGAAACAATTCAAATTCTTATATGCAAATGGTCGGATTGGTGAGTTACCTGATAATTCTCACCAATTGGTTTATACGTTTTGGGATATTGGTGTTGGTGATTCAACTGCAATCTGGTTTTGTAGGCTTGTTGGTGAACAATTTCATTTCATTGATTACTACGAGAACAGTGGTGAAGGTCTACGTCACTACATGACTGTTCTAAAGCAGAAAGGCTATAACTATGATTCTCGCGGTCATTATGGACCTCACGACATGGCAAACAAAGAGTTTGGCTCGGATGCAAAATCACGAGTTGAATTAGCAAAAGAGGGATATGAAATTGATGGTCAAGTCTATTCAATAAAATTCAACGTATTGCCTCGCACTGCTGTGGATGATGGTATTGAACAAGTTCGTGAGATTTTACCTAAATGCGCTTTTGATGAGATCAAGTGTGAACAAGGTATTTCCAATTTAGAAAACTATCGTAAAGAGTGGGATGACAAAAAAGGATGTTGGAAAGACAAGCCATTGCATGATCATACGTCACATGGTGCTGATGCATTCCGTTATTTTGCTATAGCAATGAATAAGGCAAAACCAGTAACAACCCTTGATATACCAATTTTTGGAAGAAGAAGATGACAGGTGTAACTTCAAAGCATCCTGAATATATTAAAAACATTGATACCTGGAATAAAGTTGATGATGTTTGTGATGGACAGGACGCAATAAAGAAAAAAGGTAAAACATATTTACCAGTGCCTGTCACTTTCGGTGATGGGGATGAGGACCGTTATAAGGAGTATTTGGATCGAGCGGTTTTCTATGGTGCGACTGGTCGGACTTTGATTAGTCATATTGGTTCAGCATTTAATAAATTGCCTGATTTTAAAAGACCAGATGAGCTTGAGTATTTAGAGCGAAATGCGGATGGTGCAGGACGGTCTATTTATCAAAGCTCCCAACAAATGCTGCGATTGATTTTTAAGCATTATCGTTGTGGTGTGTATGTCGATTTTCCACAAGTTGAGCCTAGTCGAAATCGGGCAGAAGATAAGCAAAAGAATGCATTTCCAATGATTCATACATTGAAAGCTCAATCTGTTATTAATTGGGATTTCATTGTTGTGGGAAATCAGAAAAAACTATCTTTGGTCGTGATTGAAGAAAATATATCAAAGCTTGATGATGATGGATTTGGTCGTACGAGTGATACTCAGTACCGCGTTTTGAGATTACAGAAAGGTCAGGATGATTTTGTTTATTCCGTACAGCTTTATGAGCGGAATGAAAAACAAATTTTTGAAGCTGGACCGCTTTACTATCCTACAGATTATCACGGTAAGCATTGGAACTATATTCCATTTACATTTTGTGGTGCGATCGATAATACAGACGAAATTAATAATCCGCCGTTGCTTGAATTGGCTGATCTAAATCTTGCTCATTATCGTAATTCTGCAGATGTGGAAGAATCAGGATTTATTGTGGGTCAACCGATTGTATCAATGCCAAATATCACTCCTGATCAATATGAAATCATTAAAAAGGATAAGTTAGCGATTGGCGCTCGGAATGGTTTTCCAACTAAGGTTGAGATTGCTCAAGCGAGTGAAAACAACTTAGCCAAGCAATTAATGACTGATAAATGGCTACAAATGAAAGAAATGGGTGCTCGCCTAATTGAGGTAGGTTCTGCTAATAAAACTGCGACACAAGCAGATAATGAGGACTCTATACAGCATTCAGTTGTTTCATTAGCAGTATCTAATATCAGCGAAGCATTACAAATGGCGTTACGTTGGTGTGCAAAGTTTGCCTTGCCTGATCACGATTTAAAGCCTGATGAACTGACTTATGTCATTTCTCAAGATTTTAATAAGCAAAAATACAATGTTGAACGTTCAAAACTGATTTTAGAGATGGTCCAAGGTGATCTTTTGCCTCCTGAAATTCTTTATCAGTATGAGCAAACTGGAACATTCTCAGATGCAAAGTGGGAAGAAATTGAGAAGAAGATTGAAGAATATCGGATGAGTAAGCCATTAGGTGGCTATCAGCCATATCAAGGTGTAGATGATGAACGATCTAGAGGTACAACAAGCAATAATTGATGCCTTAAATCAGCATAATTCTTATCTTCAACGCCTATCCTCAAGCTCTATTCATGAAATTTTAAATCATTTTGATGACTTATCATTGGAGATGCTAAAACAACTCCGTGATTTGTTGGATGATTTAAATGAAGCTGAAAAAACGACTTTAACGAGTGGAAAATATACAACAGCATCTTTAAAAGAAATTCAGGGAGTAATGACGAATTGGCAACAGTCAATCTCTACTATTCTTCCTGAAATTCTTGATATTTCGATGATTGCTTTGGCTTCTTATGAATCAGCATATATCTATAAGTTGGCAAATAAAAAAGCTCCAGTAATAAGTGGGAAAACTCTGCTGAATAAGGCAAAGAAAACACCTTATGCTGGTGGTCAACTATTAGATTATATCTTTCCGAATGTCGCTGAAAGTGTTCGAAAAAAAGCTGAATATGTTATTCGTGATGGTGTTTCAAATGGGCAAACAAATCAGGAAATTATTCAGCGTATTAAAGGAACCAAAGCGCGTAATTATGCTGATGGTTTGTTGAATCAAACTCGGAATGTAATTGATGCTGAAGTACGAACAGCTCGAGCACATTTAAGTAATGACGTCTATTTGCAGACGTGGTCAGCTTTAGGATTTGAATATACAAGAGATGTTGCTACCTTAGATGGTCGAACAAGTTTTGGGTGTGCTGTAAAAGATGGGCGTGTTCAATTGATTGGTATTGGTCATGAAAAACCGCCTTATCACCATCGATGTAGAACTGTTCAAGTCGGATGTGACAAAGATGGAAAATTAGATGGTACAAGACCATTTGTTGCGGATAACCGTCCTGTAAAGGATATTCCAAAAGATCAGCGAGATGGAAAGATTGGACATGTTGATGCGAATACGACCTATAAAGATTGGTTTGATCGGCAAGATGAGTCTTTTCAAAAAGAATGGTTAGGTCCTGTTAAATACAAGCTCTATAAAGAGGGTGGATTTCCAATTGATAAGTTTGTTGATCCATTGTCTGGTCGAAAATTCACTTTAGATGAGTTACGTAAGGTGGATGAAAAAGGCTTTGAGTCAGTGTTCAAACTTTCAAAAACTGGCAAGAGTTTTAAACAGCCACAAAATGAACCAAGCTTTTATGATTTACCTAACAAAACACAAAAGCCTGATGTTTCAACGCCTGCGAGAAAGAAAGCTGTTGCATATGAAAATGACATACGCAGTGAAAATACGGAATATGGTGCATTCATTTCGCAAGATGGCAAAATTATTAAGATGATAGCTGGAGATACTGATAAGGTGTCAGTTTCATCAGATTTTTGGAGTAAGGTAGCTCACTCAACATTCACACATAACCATCCTAAAGGATCAAACTTCTCAATTGAGGATATTTTGACTGCGGCTGAATTGAATCTAGCAGAAGTCAGGGTTGTGACAAAGAACATGAGATTTGCAATATCTAGTAGTAAAGAAACTAACATCTGGCCGTCTGCTAAGGAAATTCAAAATACTGTTGATGAGTTGAAACCGAAGGCTCTAGACATAACTAGGAATATGATTAATACTGATTTCATCAATATAAGATTTGCCCAACATGAGCTAGAGCATCAATTATGGCTAATGGTAGCTAAACGGCTTAATCTTAATTATTCACGAGAGATGAGCTAATGAATGACGAGTTAAAGCTGGATAGAGAAAGAACTATTAAACGACTTCAAGAAAAATTTAATATTTCAGAAGATCAGATCATTAGAAGTGAAGATGTAGAAGCCTCAGGACAAGAATATCTTACTTTTGATGGTCCGAATGCTGTTAAATATTGGAATGATCTTAAAGAACTTTGTGAAAAAGAGTTTGGTCCTCAAGAAACCCAATAGCATATTCATTTTAATACAAGCACCCAAATGGGTGCTTTTTTATTGCCTGCCAAAAGTGGAAACGATTGGTGAAACGAGCGGAAGCTTAATTAAAAATGGTGGAAACCTATGAAACTTAAAACGATTCAAATCGAAAATAAGACCTACGCAGAAGTGAATGAAGAAGGTAAACCTTTATACCTCCATGAAGATGGAACAGAGATTGCCTTTGATGCACCACATGCGATTGCAAAAATTAATGAACTCGGATCAGAAGCCAAAAATCATCGAATTGCTAAAGAACAAGCGGAAGCAAGTTTAAAAACATTTGAAGGTTTAGATGCTGAAAAAGCCCGAAATGCTCTAAATACCATCAAAAACTTTGATGATAAAAAGTTGATTGATGCAGGAGAAGCAGAACGGGTACGAACTGAAGCAATTGATTCTGTGAAACAAACTTATGAAACACAACTTGGTCAAATAACATCTGAACGTGATGCATTTCAACAGCAATTACATAATGAATTGATCGGTGGTGGATTTGCTCGTTCTAAGTTTATCCAAGAAAAAGTCGCTGTTCCTGTCGATATGGTTCAAGCCATGTTTGGTCAAAACTTCAAGGTCGAAGATGGCAAACCTATCGCATATGACAGTAAAGGTCAAAAAATCTATTCCCGCACAAATCATGGTGATGAAGCTGCGTTTGATGAAGCTTTAGAAATCTTAATCGGTGGATACCAACATAAAGATTCTATTCTAAAAGGTTCACAAGCAGGTGGTGGTGGTTTTTCAGGTCAAGGCGGACAAGGGGGTGGCAAAGCGATGTCACGTCAAAGTTTTGAACAGTTAGCACCACCAGAAAAACAAGCATTCATGAAAGATGGCGGACAAATTACAGAAAATTAATTTTGGAGACTAGTGAATGTCTAATAATTTAAATGGCTTATTGCCAACGCTATATGCAGCACTCGATATTGTTTCTCGTGAGATTACTGGATTTATTCCTGCAGTTACACGTGATACTGGTATTGAACGTGCTGCAGTTGGTGATGATGTAAAAATTCCAGTAACAACCGTTGCAGAAGCACAAGATACTAAACCCGGTGTACATGCACCAGACGCAGGTGATGGTACGGTAGACAACATCGTGGCTAAAATTACCAAGTCACGAAATGTACCGATCCGCTGGAATGGTGAAGAAACTCGTTCACTACAAAATGCAGGTACCTTTGCTGCAATTCAAACCGATCGTTTTGCTCAAGCTATGCGAACTCTGGTAAATGAAATCGAACGGGACTGTTGGCTAGAAGCTTATAAAAATGCATCAATTGCTTATGGTACCGCAGGACAAACGCCGTTCAGCACTGCAGCTGATATGACTGATTTTGCTGGCACATTAGGTATCTTGGAAAATAATGGTGCGCCGCGTAATGATCTGCAATTAGTTTTAGGTCATGCAGCAATTGGTAATTTGCGTGGTAAGCAAGCAGGATTATTCAAGGTCAATGAAGCCGGTCGTGATGACATGCTACGAAATGGTATGACTGACCGTATTATGAACTTTGCGATTCGCCACTCGCATGCGGTCGGTGTACATGCTAAAGGGACTGGTGATGGTTATCTTGTAAATGGCAGTTCATCAGTTGGTGATAAGTCTATTGCTGTAAACACTGGGACTGGAACAATTCTCGGTGGGGATATTGTGACATTTGCGGGTGATGGCACTCAATATGTGTCTGGTGGTTTAGCAGGATCTAACTTAATTCTTAATCATGGATTGGCTTTAGTTCCAGCTGATAAAGCTGCAGTTAGTGTGGGTAATAACTATGTACCAAACCTCGCATTTTCACGTTCAGCAATTGCATTAGCAACACGTACTCCTGCTTTACCTGAGGGCGGAGATAGTGCAGATGATCGTACGCAAATTGTAGATCCTGTTACTGGATTGGCATTTGAAATTGCGGTTTATCGCCAATACAAACAAGTTGTCTATGAAGTCAGTTTGGCTTGGGGTGTCAAAGCTATTGCACCGCGACATATCGGACTACTTTTAGGTTAACCAATAGGGCGAGAAATCGCCCTTATTTTTTGGAAAATAGAAATGACTTTATTAAATACAGTCCAAATCAAAGATGGTAATGGATACCGTGTAATCAATGAGTCTGATTTTATTCATGGACAACACGAACTCTATGGTGATTCAAAATTATCTAATTTAACTAACCAAGCTTCAGATGTTGACTCAAGTTTAGAAGCAAAGAAACAATTAGAAGAAGCTGAGATTAAATTAAAAGATTGTCTAGAACAGCTTCAAAGCGCTCAAGGTGAATTTATTGCATTTAAAAACAACATTGACGCGATGAAAGCCCGAATCACCGAATTGGAAGCAAACGCCAATAAAACGGATGAAGAAAAACCGAAAACAACCAAAACAAAATAGGTGAGTCATGAGCTTTATCACTATAGAAGATGCAAATCGTATATTGGGGAGCGACTTTGCGCCTGAAGGTGATAAAGCTCGTTTAATTCTGTTGGCCAATACATGGATGAAGAATGAAATCGGTTTTGTTCCTGATCCAATAGATCCTTTATTGCAAGATGCAGCATGTGAAATCGTGAAAGGTATTATAGCTGGTGTGATTTATTCTGGTGTTTCACGACAAACAACCAGTGAACGTGTAAAAGCCGACTCAGTTGAAGTTGAGGAATCTTTTGTTGAGGGTAGTCGTGAAATTTCAGAATTTGAACAGATTGCCAAAGCATTCATAAATTCGCTAGATCTAAAGCCCAAAGGATTCACATTCAAGGTGTATCGAGGATGAGAGATAAGATTCAATCTAAAGTAGCTAAGGCTTTTAATACTAAGCTTGCAGATGCAATTACCACTTTCACATGTTCTAAAGAAATCCAATCTGGTGATTTCGATTTTGACTCACAGACTTACCCCACAGTGATTGTTAAGCAATACTCAGGACGTGGCGTATTTGGCTCATATAAGCGAGATTTGGTTAAGCCTATTGATTATCAAGTCGAAGATGTAAAAGCCATTGTGCTTCAAAATGAAGTCAGCCAAGTACCTCAGATTGATGATGTTTGGTTGGCAAGTAAAGGTCAATTTAAAGTCTTGAATGTGAGTAAAGATCCAAGCGAAAGTATTTGGGTTTGTCAGTTGAGGAAAGTTTAGTATTATCTTCCAGAAATCAAGGGGGATTTATGGGTACCAAGACTTTAAAAGAAAAAATATTTGATATAGCATTTTGGACAGTATATTTCTTTTGTGCTTTTTTAATTGTTGGTTATTTAATAAATAGTGGATTTTTAAAAGTTGTCCCTGCTAAAGATAAAATTTATGAAATTTTAAAGGATGCTCTAAGTATTAGCGCAGCATTTCTTGCTCCTGTGGCTGCTTTTGTTCTTTTTAGCGATTGGAGAGAACAACATCGCGCAATAAAAATTGAGAGCGAAAGTGAGGTTGTTTACCAAGAATTACGTAAGTTATTTTTAACATTTAAGAAGTCATTATTAGCCATTCGTACTAATATTCAAGATAAAAATCTATTTAAAGAAGAGGAGGAAAAGAATAAAATTCACCTTGATATCTTAAACACTACATTAAGTAGTCTTTCATCCAGAATGGGTAATGATGCAGTAAAAGAGTTTATTGAGGTGGTCGATGAGATTTTGGAAAAGTATTATAAAATGTATAAAATATTTGATGAAATTCGTTTATTCCATAAGTACCAAGTTCATCAACCTAATAAAGAGTTATTAGAAAAACAGCTTCCTGGTTTGATCGAGGAGCATGTAAATAATATATCGATTTCACAGGGTGAAGTACTAGATATTCTATATATTGATATTAGAAGGGTATATTTTCTCAGCACAAAGCTTAAAGCATGAACTATAAACCCACTTCGGTGGGTTTTTTAATGGGTGAAATATGGGATGGAAAGGAACCAAACCTACAGAGTTTGCTTTGCAGGTGTTGAAAGATGGTGATGATCATTTACGTAAGATAAGTGCGGAGATGTTGAGAGGAGTGATTATTGCAAGTCCTGTTGATGAGGGAGGATTTCGCTACAACAATCGAATTTCAGTGAATCATGCTGATTCTGCAATCTTGCCAAGCAACGGAAATAAAACACCCAAAGGTTCAATTGATCCACAAGCGTTTTCTGAAGGAGCGGAAAAGATATTGCAAGCCAAACTTGGTGACACAGTTTATTTACAAAATAATCTCCCTTATGCACTGAGACTTGAGAATGGTCATTCGCAACAAGCGCCATCAGGAATTTACGGTTTAATCTTTCTTTCAGTATCGAGTAAATACAAATGATGACTTTAAGCGAAGCTGAGAAAGCGATTTATCAAAAGATAGGTCAGTTTAATGGTGTGGAAAAGGCAAATCTACGAATTCCAAACCAACCAACGGTAGATGGAAAACCTTTTGTTCCGCCTACAAATAAGTTGTGGTGTAGGGTCTATATTCAGTATGGAGATAGCCAAATAGCTGGAATTGGGAACGGACCTTGTATTCGTGATATTGGACTAATCTCTATCCAATGTTTCGCACCAAAAAACACTGGAACAATCGCTATGGCAAACCTATGTGACCAATGGCGTGATTTTCTTCAATCATTTGGTGTTTCACATTTAGAAGTCTATAAAGTTCATGCACCACAAAGTATGGATGATGACAATTTTTACGCAAATATAGTGAGAGCTGAGTTTCGAGTTAATTAGCTTAATCACACAGCAAACCTGAATTACTTTTAAACGAACCTGTCCTTAGTGGCAGGTTTTTTAATGCCTGAAATATGGCAACCACTGGCTAGGCTGATCCCCGAAAGAGAAGTAGTCTTTTGACTGTTCATGTACTTCTTTGCCAGTGATTTTTATTTATGGACAGTCGGAGAAGCATCATGAATGCAATTGTAAAAATTAAGTATGAAGATTATGACCAATCCTTTGATAACAATGGTTGGTTTAATGCAACAGAAGCTGCGAAACGATTCAAAAAGCGTACGAATGATTGGATTAACCTTGCTGAAACTAAATCATATATTCAAGCACTTTGTGAATACATGGGAATAAGTGAGCCAAAATCACTAATTAAAACTAAACGAGGTGGAAGTACCGTTACCAGTCAAAATGGTAACGCTCAAGGTACTTGGTTGCACCCTAAATTGGCAGTCCCTTTTGCTCGTTGGCTTGATTCTCGTTTTGGGGTTTGGTGTGATCTGCAAATCGACAATCTGCTACGGACCAATCAAGCACCACCATCCATACAAGATATGATTCGCCTGATGTTGTTGCCAACTGCAACTACATGGGAAAAACGTTTTCCTGATTCATATTACAAAGCTTTGGCAAAGATCACAGGAACAAAATTCAACAACCATATCGGTGGTAGTCCTGCAATTTTTGGAGACATTACAAATAAATGGATTTATCGAATCATTATGCCAAAAGAGGTTGTTTCAGAACTTCGAGCAAATAAACGTGATGGTGAGAAAATGCATCAATGGCTTACAAATGGCGGTGAGTATATGCTTTCAAAACAAATCAATGCAGTGGAAGTCATTGCAAACAGTTCCATTGATTACCAAGACTTTACAGCTCGGTGCTATCAAGCTTTCCCACAAGCGAAAGGTCAATTGAGATTAGTGATGCAGGAGTGCATAGCGTGAATATTGCATATGTGATTGCTGAATGTAGACCAAGCTCTGAAGAAGATGGTTATGCTGATATTGTTTTTGATGATCAAACTTACATCTTTGAAAGTGTTGAGCCAGCAGAAAATATTCAAGCTGCCATGCTAATAACAATAGACATTGAGCGAGCTAGACCAAAACACAAATCAATAGTTTTACATCATCAAAGCCTTTTGAAACTAATTGAAGGTATTGAAGGTAAAACTATTAGTTACGAAACTTAAAACCCTGCATTGTCAGGGTTTAATTTTATCCACCTCCTTAAGGGAGGTTTTTTTATGCCTAAATTAAGGAGAACTTCATGAGTTCTGGAGCTAAACAATTAACCCGAGTTGGTTTTGAAGCATCACCCGGTGTGATTGCAACAACTTGGAATACATTTGCATTCACCACCAATGGTTTGGATGCATCTGCACAAACCACCGAATCACAAACAATCAAAGATTCACGAATTGCAGCTGGTACTTTAGTGACTGGTGTTGAAGTACAAGGCGATATTGAATCTGAATGGGCTTATGGTATTCAAGATGGTGTCTTAGAGCTTGTTGCCTTCAATGCTTGGAATAGTAACGTCTTAACATTTGGTGGCACTAGTCGAAAAACACTTTCGATTATTCGCGGTTTTACTGATATCGATAACTATCAAGTTTTCACAGGCTGTCATATCAATCAATGGACCTTGAGCATCCCTGATAGTGGCATTGTGACTTCTAAATTCTCAATCATGGCAATGAAACGTACTGCATATGAGGTTGCACCTACTGGTACCGTAACACCTGCAGGAGATGCAATTCCATTTACAAGTCTTTCAACCGGCGACATTTTGATTGAAGGTGAAAAGAAAGCAGGGATGTGTGTCACTCAGATTGAATTGACCATTGATAATACAATGCAGATTCAAAAGTGCTTGGATTATGAAAACAATATTTCTGGAATTTTGGAAACCATCATGAAAGGCAGTGGTAACTTCACAGTTGCATGGTCTAAAAACACCGCTGAGTTATATGAAAAACAGTTCTTGAATGAGCCGATTAGCCTTGAATATAGCCTGAAAGATAAAGATGGGAATAAATACACATTGTCACTTCCAAATGTGTTGGTTTCAGCACCTCTACCGAGTGGTGGAGCGGGCGACATTCTTAACACTCAATTTTCATTCACTGTGGCAGATGCTGCACCTACTCTTAAACGTATTCCTATCGTGGCAGGTCCATAAGCATGAAAATTAAAATCGAAGAACAAGAACAAACCAAAATTCCAAGCAAGCTGATTGATTACAAAGATGGTGCTAAATTTCTTATTGCAGGAATAGATAAGCCATCATTCAAGCATTGCATGGAGTTGCGTGGCACTCGTATTGAGCAAGAGATTCAAGGTGTCCGAGATATTACAGATGAAAGTTCTCGTGAAATTGCTCAATCATTTAGTAAGGCGGTGTCACACTTAGTCCTGAACTGGCAAGGCTTAGAAGATGAAGAAGGGAATATTTTTGAATATTCCAAGCAAAATGCTGAGCTTCTTTGCACAAGTACAAATGAGTCAATCGAGCTTATTGTGTGGATCCTTGCAGAAGCCCAAAAGATTCAAGTTGAAGCCAACGAAGAAAAGGCTGAAACATTGGGAAAGTCATCCAGCTCTACAAGTACCAAACAGCGAAATGGGACATCGAAAAAGCAAGAGAAGTCTATCAAAAGCTAGGTCAGCCATTGCCTGATTACTATCTACCGCCTGAATATTCATACACAGCTCACTCCATTCTTTCAGCTTATTACGTGATTGCTCGTTCTAGACAGTATGAGCAATGCATTCCTATGGCTTTAAGTCTTGGGGCTGTGAATGATTATTGTAAGCAGTATGAATCACCGGTGCCGAGATGGATTTTCAATGATTGTATCTTTGCTTTAGACAACCTGTTTTTGGAAGAGGCGAGTAAGAAGAAGTGATCTTTGAATAGAGCTACACGTATAAGAGAGAACTATATTCGTATGGTTTTCTATAGACCAAAACAAAACCCCGAGAGTTCGCAGCTCTTGGGGTTTTTTGTATCCGCTCAACCGAGAAGTAAAGAGGAAAAAATCTATGTCAGATAAGAATACCAAATTTTTAGTGAAGTTTCTAGGAGCAACTATGGAAGCTATGAACTTAAAACCCGAAAGTTTTGTAAAAATTTTTTGGAATATTGCATTTATTGTAGTGCTAATAATGGTTGTTAACTTTATTTTAAAAGCCTCAGCCCACTTTATTGGCATGTAAATTGGAGATATGAATGAGTGCCAAAATAAGCATTACCGGTGAAATGAGTCAAAAAGTTGCTAATAAAGTAAAAACTATCAATTCTCTTGCTAATTTTATACTTAAAATTGGCATAGCTAGTTCAGCTCTAATAGTTTCATTTTCATATTTTTATTCTCAAGTCTTGAAATAAACCGACCTACAAATGGTCGGTTTTTTATTGTCTCCAATGCGCCCTTAGGCGCTTTTTTTACGCCTAAAGGTAATCCAAATGACAGAACAAACAAGCCGTTTAGTAATTGAAATCAGCTCTGAACAAGCTAAAAAGAATGCCGAAGAGTTGAGTAAAGAGTTGGTTAAAATCTTTACTGGTGGTGAAAAGGCGAGTGATTCAACTTCGAAGCTTGGCAAAACTATTCAAGTCACAAGTAACATTACTCAAAACTTCAATACTACTGTGAATAATACGACTAAGGCTGTTGAAAAGCAGACTCAAGAGTTAGCGAAGCAAGAGAAACAAGTTGATAAGACTGGTGTTGCGATCAAAACATTGGCTGGTCATTTAGCAGCGTTTATTACGATCAATAGCACTATCGACAAGATGGATTCTTACACTGGTCTACAGAACCGTTTAAAACTTGTCACCAACACTCAAACTGAATTAAATCGTGCTATGAACGATACATTTGCGATCGCTCAAAACACGCGCCAAAGTTGGGAAAGTGCAGCTCAGGTTTATCAAGGTTTTGCTAATAATGCCAAAGCACTTGGTTTATCAATGTCTGATACAGCAAGATTGACTGAAACAGTATCAAAAGCTGTAGCCATATCTGGTTCAAGTGCTCAAGCATCAGAGGCAGCTTTAATACAGTTCAATCAGGCTTTAAGTTCTGGGACTCTTAGAGGTGAAGAACTCAATTCCGTGATGGAACAAACTCCTGGCTTAGCTAAAGCAATCGCAGAAGGAATGGGGATTACTGTTGGTCAACTACGTTCAGTTGCTGCAACTGGATCTATTACCTCTGCTGAATTAGTAAAAGCATTAACAAAGGCTAAAGCTTCAGTTGATAATCTCTTTTCTAAAACAGACATAACAATCGGACAATCCATAACTCTTTTAAACAATGAGTTAGGTAAGTTCGTTGGTGAAGCAGGTCAAAGTTCAGGTGCTGCGAAAACTTTAGCGGATGCAATTCAGCTTTTATCACAAAACTTAGGACCATTAGCAGATGGTGCAATGGTGGTTGGTATTGGTTACTTAACCAAATCATTTTTGGATAAAGCCGTTGCAACTCGAACTGCAATAGCGGCAAGTGTGCAACATCAAACCAGTATGCTTGCTGAACAAGCAGCTACGGTTGAGTTAACTGGTGTTGAAGCGCTTCGTGCAAGACAGAATGTTGTTTTAGCTGCTCAAGAGGTTAGATCAGCTGAACTGGCTTTAGTGAATGCAAAAAGTAAAGATGATCAAGCTTTAGCTACACAACGTTTAGCAGCAGCAGAAGTGGCGCATAACGTTGCTTTAAAAGAATCTACTATCGCAACTGCTCAATACACACTTGCTCAAGATGCTTTGAATAAAAGTAAGGCTCTCGGTTCTAAACTACTAACTGCAATTGGTGGACCGATCGGAGCTTTAACTCTAGCTGCGATGGGTTTGGCTGCTGGTTATACCTATCTGCAAAAGCGTACTGATGATGCAAATAAGAAATTAGCTGAACAAACTGAAGTTGCTAACAAGACCAAAGAGGAATTAATAGCACTTCAAGGTGTGCAGAAAAATGGAGCTAAATCTGATTTAGAAGATGCTTTTAAAGGTCAGAATAAGGAATTAAAAGAGCTAAATAGTCTTTTTAATGCCCATGTTATTGATCTTCAAAATGCTTATAAAGGTAATGTTGAGATCGTTGAGATTTCCAATAAAGTTCGTCAAGGGGTATTAAGCCAAGAGGATGCAATCAAAGCCCTTAATAAACTTGATTTTATTTCGCCTGAACAGTTAAAGCAGTTACAGAAAGATAATGACCTTTATCGTGAAAAGTTACCTGTAGTTCAAAAGGTTCAAGAAGCTTTAAAAGTGTTTGGAATTGATGCTGAACTCGCAGGAAATAAAGCATCAAACTCTGCAAAAGGCTTTAATGATATTACAAAAGAAGCAATCCTAACTTCAGATAAAGTTAAAAATTTAAGTGCTGAAATTCAGAAATTTATTAGTAGTTCTTTGACTTCATCAATGCAGAATGAGGAGAGATTAAAGCTTTACAACCAAGGTCTTTCTAAAGAATCTGCTGATATTATTCTAAAGGCGCGTGAGGCGGCAGGAATATTAGGAACAGACAAGCAATTACCACTTGGCACACTTGCTCTTTTGGGTAGAGAACTTTTGACTACAACTGAAATTAAAAAAGTTGAAGAAGAACGTTCTAAATCTGAAAAAGATCGTACTAAAGAGCTTGAAAAGCAACTCAAAGTCTTACAGGTCAATGAAAAAGTTAAGGCAAATGCTGCTAAATATAACTTCGATGGATTAGAAGGCAAGTATGGGCTACCAAGCGGGATGTTGTCTGCGATTCATATGATTGAATCACGCGGTAATGCAAATGCATACAACAAAGGTTCTGGTGCGGCAGGTGGTTTCCAATTTCTTAAAGGAACTGGTGACCAGTATGGCGTAAAAGATCGCTATAACTTAGCGCAATCTGCCGAAGGTGCTGCAAAATATCTTTCATATCTGCTGAAGCTTTTCAATGGAAATGTCGAGAAAGCAGTCCGTGCTTACCATGCTGGCGAAGGTAACGTTCAAAAGGGTAAAAACCTTGGTAAATATAATAATCAGTACATCAAAGATTATTATGGCTACATGGGTGGAATGGGTGGTTTTTCAGGGAGTTCTAAAGACTATGAATCGCTCTTAAATGATCAAGTTAAAATGCTTGAAAAATCTCAAGAGGAAGCCGAAAAAATCCGTAAGGATTTTATGTCGAAAGGTCTTCAAGAGGAGCAAGAATATAAGGATCAACTCAAGAAGATTCGTGAAAATTCAGCCTTATCAGGTGATGAAAAGAAATCATATGAAGCTCAGTTAACCACACGATTTGAAGCGCAAAAGAAGCTCAATAATCTTCAACAAGATTATGAGTTGAATGGCTACAAATACACTGAATCACAGAAGCTTCAGTATACTTATGACACAAATGTGCTAAGGCTAGATGCTGAGGGTAAATATAGCGATGAGGTAAAAGCTAAATATATAAAGGCATATAAAGAACTCCATAGTCTTGAGTTGACTGCATACAAGCAACTCCAACTCGACAAACTCAATGAGTTTAAAGCCTCTCTCGAACAGCAAACAGGTGAGTTGCAACGTGCTTATTATGAGGTAATGGCACAAAACACCATGTCGCAACAACAATTAGCAATGTGGCAGTTTCAAAATCAATATGGCTCTGCCGTTGGTGGTGCTCATGATTCTTATCAAAATTCTGTTAAAGATATTAATAAGAAGGACGACAAGGATCAGTATTTAATTGATGCTGAAACACGAAGTCAAATGTTAATTAAAGCTGAGCAAAATCTTGAGACTCAATTAAAGTTAATCCGAATGAAAGGAATTGAGGATGAGAGGGTTTTACAACGCCAAATCCAAGATGAAAGGCTTAACGGTTATAACTCCTTATTGACCCAAGCTAGTTCTGTTTGGGGTGGTGTAACTACCATGGTTAAAGATGCAACTGGTGAGCAGAGCGCAGCTTATAAGACAATGTTTTTAACACAACAAGCCATAGCAATCGCTCAAGCAGTTATTAGCACTGAATTGGCATCAACTAAGGCTTTAGAGTTAGGTCCAATTCTAGGGGTTCCTGCCGCTGCGCTTGTAAGAGGGCTTGGTTACGCCTCTGTTGGTTTAATTGCTGCCCAAACAATTGCAGGATTCTCAAATGGAGGCTATACAGGTTCAGGTGGTAAATTTGATCCAGCAGGCATAGTTCATAAGGGTGAAGTAGTATTTTCCCAAGAAGATATTGCCAGATGGGGTGGTGTGGGTAAAGTAGAAGCCATGCGCAAAGGAAATATAATAGGTTTTGCTGATGGTGGATATGTAACTGGAAATAGTAAGACACAACTCAACTCAAGTTATCCTGCTTTACCAAGTTTTAATTGAATCTCATATTTTAGATTCAATTAATACAACAAGTGGTGAGGCTTCCATTAGCGCTCCAGTGACTGTCTATGTAACAATCCAAAATGATGGTACTAGTGAGGTGAAAAGTGAAGGTGCTTCAAAAGAACTAGGGCTAGTGATTGGAAACGGGGTGCGAAAGATCATTCAACAAGAGTGTAATCAGGGCGGGATTCTAGATAGGGAGTTTAGAAGAAGAAGATAAGCTGCATTTGTAGCTTTTCTTTTTTCCAAATGTTAGATTTATTCAAAATAAATTAAGGATTTGTGATGAAGAAAATTATATTAGGATTGGGTGTCGTAGTTGGCTTAGTTGGCTGCGTAAGTCCTGTTTCTGAAATGACGAATAATAACTTTACTAATGTTCAACCCACCAGCACGAATTTAAAAGGTTTTTGGTCTGGTAATAATGGTCCTTATCTTGTCACAATTAAGTTTAATAATGATGGTACAGGGTTGATGTGTGCTAGCTATAATGGCAAAGACACATTAGAGAAGTTTAAAATCAATGGGGATACACTGTTTATGCAAAATGGTTTAAAGCAAACTATTATTAAAAATGATGCATCTTCTTTAACTTTGAAAGTATCGTATTTTGGTGGGGCAACTTATCAATACAAACCTGACAATTCCTTATCAAACGCCTCACCTTATTGTGAAAAAGAATTTAAAAATTAAAAACAGGACAAAAGCCCTGTTTTTTTAACTCGATCAATGATAATAAAGTTTATGTTCTTGTGTTAAGAGTGTTTCCATTCTTGTGACTTGATCTGACCAGTCTTCGCAAATATACATGCCTGTTTCAGCAAGTTGCTTAACTTGTTGATCTGTGAACTTCCCTTTGTTTTCAATCAAAGATTTGATAATGGAGAATAAATTTGCCATCTCATCGAGTTTTGTAGCAGTAGTGTGTAAGTCCGCTTGCATATTATCTTTCCTAAATTTCTTAGGTTCTTGTGGTTCTGGTTCGAGTGATGCTATAGTGTGCATAGTTTGTAGTCCTTTGGGGCACAGATAAACCTTGTTTAGATTGGTAGTCGGACAAGGTTTTTTTGTGTCTGAAATATTGTTCATGTTATGCCTGAAAAATAGAATTAAGTTTTATCCCGTATACAGCTTCCCAAGCTTCCCTTGGATAAATCTTTACAGTTCCAAAATTTGGATCAGCAATATCTTTAATTTTCTTACCCTTAGCTTCACACCATTTTTTCAATTTGTGCCAGCCATATTTTCCACCAGTCTTAATTTCTACAGCTTTAATTGATGCGTAGTTTTTAGATTCGCCCAACTGTTCTTTAAGTGCTTCTGCTTGTCTACTCTTAACGGATGCAGTAGCCATTGCTGTTGCAGTTTTCTTGTCACTGATATGAGCTTTTGTTTCGATTGCATGATCACGTTCAGTTAGCGCTTGCTGTAATTCTTGAGTCTTTCGAATAATCACATTGTTAGCAACTTGCAAAGCCTTAGCTATTATTAACTCAGGATCGTCATTCTCTTGACCAGCAATATAACCACCATTTTTACGAATGCTTGGTAGAACTACAGAAGTGATCCATTTTTTAAAAGACTTAGCTTCGGGTTTTCGGCTTTTTAAGGTTGCAGAATAAAGGCCTGATTCATTGATGATTGCAACTTCACGAATTTGCTCTATGCCGTTCTCAGATCTGATACTCAGATTGTGAGTAGCAGATTCATCGCTATCTAAATTACGAATCATATTACTAGCATCACGATAATCTAGAGCGTTAGCTACATCTGATGCCACAAACCAAATATCACCACCATCTCTTACAATGGTACGCACTTCATTTTGATTGAAGTTAAAAATAGATAGATTGCTCATGCTTCTGTTCCTTTTATTTGCTTATATAGTTTTATAGCTTGGTTAACGATGTAATTAATTGATCTGTCGGTGTTTTCAGCATGTTGCTTAAGCCAAGCATGATCATCTGAATCTAAGACTCGTATTTTCATTTGTGAAGGTTGTGTTGTTTCAGAAATCATATTTACTCCTTACATGAACTTTAATTAAACCACCGTGGTTTAATTGAAATTAATTTAAACCACGGTGGTTCTATTGTCAATACCCCACGGTGGTATACAATAAGCATTACGGTTTTGCGGTATATGGTTATAGACATGAGTAGAGAAGATCCACAGTTAAAAATCAGATTACCAATTGAATTAAAAGATAAGATTACGGAATCAGCATCTAATTTAGGGCGTTCAATAAATGCGGATGTTATTGCTCGCTTGGAAAGTAGTTTTGAAAACCAAGGAAAGACAAGTGATCAAGAAGTGATTCTTCTTAAGGAGCGACTGAATGATGTTACAGGGTTGCTGGATTCAATGAGAGGATTGTTTTCCGCTATTGCTGTGGGTAAAGAGAAAGAGTTTTTCGCTATTATGGAGTTAAGACACCCTAAGGCTTTTGAAGAGGCTCGAAAAAACAAAAACGATGCAAGTGAAGAAATGAGTAAAACTGCAGATGATTTTTTAGAAAAACTAAAAAAAACAGTTTTAGCTGAAAATAACACCTCTGACAAACCTATAACCAAGTCAGATAATGAGTGGTAGTTCACTGCTGAATAGGCAGCTTAGAAAATCGTGTAGACGATAATCAAAATTAATGGCGTTTGAGCAATTTAAAACACTTGATTGAAGTTAGGAAATAATATGTCTAATTTAGGCGATGAACTTTTGGACATAACCAAAAACTATTGCTTATAATAAGTTGGCTGATAATAGTGAGGAAAACAGCATGATTACCAGTAAAAGAACATTTAAAACGACGGATGTTGAAGTGGAAGTAAATACCGTAACCAATACTGGAAAATTTATCGCTAGGGGGTTAGCTAATCCACCATCAGGTGCGGAAGTGCAAGGAACTTTTAAAATCGAAGGATTTAAAGTAGGTTCATTCTCTATAGAACCATCTGGAACAGTTTTAAATGTAATCACCAAGAACTTTGGATTGACTGTAGAGTAATACTTTAAATCTAATAAAAACCGAACAAACTAAACCTCCCTCAACAATATCTTCCCCCTAAACAAAACCCCAGTAGCTACGAACTATTGGGGGTTTTTCATATCAGCTTTGTGCAAAAGAGACGTTACTAAACTTTAACTTAAGATAGTTTTTCAACAACAAGTCAAATAAACTATCTGAAAATAAGGGGAAATAAATGAAAAAATTATTATTTTTAGCAGTTCTTTTGGGTTTGACTGGTTGTGGTGAATCAGACCAAAACGATACATCTCAATCGACATTACAAAGTTCACCAGCATCTTTTAACTATTATAAGGCTGCATCTGCAAGAACAATGAGTGCTCCAGTAGCATCTTTTGGACAGTGGGTAGTTAATGGTTATGCTTCTGAGGGTGCTTCAACAGTTCTAAATGCAAATAGAATTATAGGTGGGGTTTCTACCGAATCTAAAGCATTAATCACTCCAAATGTTTCGCAAGTTTCAAAAATACTTCGAGCAGGTCTCGGTGGTGCAGCTCTTACATTTGCGGTCAATGAGCTTTTGGATGGCATCGATTGGGTGATGGACCCAGAGAACAATAGTGTTAAATTCAAAACCGAAATTGAAGGTATAATACAATACAAAGGGCTTGGTGATTCATTATTTGATACAGCGGAAGAGTATTGTTCATGGCGCTTAAATAAAGTTAAATCTGAAGCATACCCAGATTCATCACTTAGAAATATAACTATTTCTTCAAATGGAACCTATGGAACTTGTTGGATCTATACATATTCTCCTGTTTATGCTGTGGATTTTGGTTTTGATATTATAAAAATTAAAAAAACAGAAGAAAAAACCCTCCCACTCGACGTAGTCTCCCAAGAAATCATCAACAACGCACAATCGGGAAATACGGATGCTCAAGCTGTTACATTAGCAGCAGCCCAAGCAATAGTTAGTGAAGCGGAGAATGATGCTACAAAAGCTAAAGAAATAGAGGATGAACTGGAGAGGAATTCTGAAAAATGTCCAAATGGTGAATCACGTAATATATATGGTCAATGTTGGATATGCCCAATTGGATCACGCCCTACTATAAGAGGTCGTGTTGTTTACGCCAAGGAAGTTGTTGGTGGTTTGAAAAAGTGTGAAAAAAATATGAATTCAAGTCAATTACTAACAAGATATGCAGCTTATTCTGAATTAGGAAAAGCCCGAGACGAAGAGAATGCTTGCTGGACTCCTCCACATCAAAACCATATTCTGGAAGCAATAGAGGCAAAAAAAGTAGCTGCTGAGTGTAATGAATATTTAGGATTATTAGGTCAATAACATGAATACTGAAAATTTATTACAACAAATAAAGCTGGAATTTAAAAATGTAACTTTAGGTGACGCCTATACTCTTCCAGAAGAAGACTATGCAGATACTAGCTATTGGCATTTCGATAAACCGCATACTGACTTAAATTTAACTGAGGAAGAATGGATTAATCAAGAAATCCATTTTATTGATACCGGTAGTTGGCTTCCAGAGGATCGTCAAGAAGCGATTGATGCAATTAAAGAAAAAAGAAGAATGTTGAATCGTTATAATGATCCATTTGAAATACCTTGTGTTTATCTGGAACGTTGCGCTACAGGATTTAGTTTTTTAGCACCTCAAGCATATTTATTTTACACTCCTGCAATTATGAATTGTGTTTTAAATGACGCTGATTTCAATAATAATGTAAAAGATCCTCATATATTGTTTTCAAATAGCTTTTCATCATGGTCATCTCGTTTGAAAAGGGCCAATAGTTATAGGTTGATTTCAGAATTATTAGCTTATTTTAGCAAAAGACAAATTGAATTATTGATTGATTTCTTAACTCATATCTCAATTGTCGAAGGTGAGTACGATGAGGTTGCTAACCGAATCAATGATGTTGAATTTGCGAATATTAATCAGTCTATAGATAATATTAAGTTATTGGAAATTAATAATGCTTAGAATTCTACTACTCAAGACACCTCTATGATGTATAGATAGGGGTAACTCAATTTTTCAAAGATTAATTGAAGCATGGCCCTCTGAGTGAGGGCTGACTTAACGCCCATTATGTTAATTTAGTTATTTAAAAAGGTTAAACTACTTACACAAATTTATATTCAGGTAGATAAAAGTGTCTATAACATTAAAAAATAATGAAAAAATTTTTAATGAAATTATTGATATTGCTAATAATTTTGATAAAGATAACGAAAATTATCTTTTAGCCTACTCCTATTTTCTTAATTTCTTTAAGAAAATAGATACTATTGAATTAGATCATATTGTTATAGGAATAAGTTTTACTTATTCATGGATGCCAACGATTTTAAAAGAAATTGATCTAAAAAATGCCGATGATCTAGTTGTAATTTTTAACAGAATTAAAAAAGGTAATATCATCACTGCTAAAGAGCTTTTGATCTTAAAAGATTCATTTAATAGCTCCCTTGTAGGAACATCAAAATTATTACATTTCATTAATCCAGAACAATATGCGATTTGGGATAGTAGGGTTTTTAGATTTTTAAGTCGTAAAGAACCACATAACTATAGATTACAGGATCCTAAAATCTACCTTCAATATTTAGACCTTCTTGAAAATTTGAAAGCTGAAGATACTTTTGCCAAGTTTTATAAATTAATGGTAGACAAAGTTGGATATAAGATCTCAGGATACAGAGCATTAGAGTTAGCCTTCTTTAAAGGTGGGGAAAGTAAAAAGTCAGCAAAATTAATATAATACGACTTTTGCGTAACTTTGAATAACTTATCATAGAATCAACCAAATCACTCCTTGCCCTAAACTCTTAAAACTTGAGTTAGGGGCAGGGCAAAAAATCACACTTTTTTGCTGATTTACACTTTTAAAGCCCTACTGTGAATTCAGAGTTCTGTTCATTACTAGAAAGTATTCTATTGTGTCAAACTGACATACAGTGGTTTTCCTACTTTCGCCTAATGTTTATTCAAATTACTTCTGTTAATATAGTTACGAGAATTAACAAAGTAGTTACATTATGAGAAGAATAGTTTTAGTTAGTTTGCTGGCTTTATCAGGTTTTGCAAATGCTGAAGCACCTTTCGGATTGAAAACAGGGATGTCCTTAAGTGAAGTCAAAAAGGTTAGTGGTGTTGCAGAGGTTTTGGATAAGAATTATTACTCTTTTAAAAATGTTCCAAAACCATACAAAGCCTTTAAAGATTATCTAATGCTGATTACACCACAAAATGGATTGTGCAAAGTACTTGGTTGGGGAAAGCCAATCACAACAAATGTTTATGGGGATGGTATTAAGGATGAGTTTGCATCCATTAAAGAATCTCTTACAGAAAAATATGGTACTCCTGTTGGGGATTATAATTTTTTAAGGTCTGGAAGTATCTGGAAAGAACCTAATGACTGGACAATGGGGTTGTATAAAGAGGAGCGAACGTTGGTAGCAGCATGGGAGCCAAATGAAGAGAATGGAGTTAAAAATATAATGCTTAAGGCGCGTGCTAATGGTCCAAATTCTGGACAAGTTACACTATCGTATGAACTATCAAACTCGCCAAGCTGTTTTAAAGAAAAGGGTGATAAAGATACTAGCGGTTTATAAATATAAAGCACCCTAGGGTGCTTTTTAAATTCAATGAAAATAAAGCCTATCTTCTTTGGTTAAATTGACTTCCATTTTAGAAACACCTCTCGATTTATAGAGCAATCACTATAAATTTATTAAAAATGCATATGAATAAAAATATTGGTTGAGTAAAGCAATAGTTTTAAGGTCTAATTTAAATTAACCTAAAGGTTAATTATTTTATCCTTGGTGTTGAATAAAATTTAAAATTTGTTTATCATGATCTAATACTGTAAAAAGTATTCACTTATTCAATAATGAATTAGTGACGCAATAGGGTTTTGAAAATGTCTAAACTAACAGAATTTGGAAAAGCAATTAGAAAGCTTCGGATTGATTACGATAGCAATCTTAATGAACTTGCGACTTCTATTGGTGTTAGTTCAGCTTTCTTATCAGCTGTTGAAACAGGTAAAAAGCCAATAAGTGCTGAATTAATTACAAAAATTACAAATGCTCTAGGACTGACGAATGATGAAGAAAAGCTGTTAACTCATGCTGCAAGCCAAAGTGTAGAAAACGTAACAATCAAAACGCATGATGCTGAAGAAGCGGAACTTGCATTAATGTTTGCACGACGTATTCAAACACAGTCGGTTGATTTAGCTGAACTGAGAAAAATCTTAGAGGGGAATTAATATATGTCATCTGGTTGTTCAGTGCCTAGGGGGTATAAAGTTCGCCCCCTGAGCGCACAAAGCATCAAGGATAAAGCTCGCACAGTACGAGATAAGTTTTTCAATTTATTACCTGCTGATGCCATTGATTTGGTGAGAATTCTTGAACATACATTGCATCAATATAAGGTGACATTTGAAGTTAGAGAAATTCACGAGATGCCTGATGTTGAGGGGTGGACAAACCCAGATGCATCTTTAGTTATTCTACGTGAAGATGTCTATGACGCTTTATGTGATTCTACCAATCCAATGCATAATCGTGCGCGTTTTACTGCTGCACATGAATTAGGACATTTGTTTCTTCATGAGGGCGTTGCTTTTGCACGAGGATCGTTGCCTACTCATAAACATTTTGAAGACTCAGAATGGCAAGCCGATATGTTTGCAGCTGAATTCTTAATGCCGACAGAGATTTGTATTGGGTTAACAATTGAACAGATTCAGGCTCAATTCCAAGTAGGCTACTTGGCAGCTAAAAACAAATTTAATTCTTTAAAATGAAAAAACTGATATGAAAGTTATCTCTCATATCAGTTTCGGATAGTACACCCAAGGGCTATTCGGCTAACTCAGATGACTACTATAAAGCGTAAGGAACTTCATTGTAGATCATTTAAGTTAGCTTTTCAAATCTCCTTGGGAGAGGAGGTGAGCTATGTGCTTAAGAAGTTAGGTACTCAAGAACCGCCGAAAGGCATGAAATGGATCTTTTGTAGATTCCGTAAAGTACGAGGCAACTCTGGCAAAGTGCTAGATGCGCGTGAGTATGGGTATGAAGCATGGGCTTTCTTAGTTCCATGTGCAACTTAATGATCTGGTGCATAAGCATTTTATGCTTATGCACCTCAAATATAAACAATGGAGATAATCTCTATGAACGAAAAAGATAATGATAAAAAAAAGAGCAATAAAGAGCTTTTTTTATTTACTTCTGAAGGGAGTAAAGCAGTCCTAGAGTATATGAGGAACTTAACACCACAAGTATTAGTTGGTAGTGTGTGGGTGCTATTTACTGTGCGATCATTTGAACTAGATTTTTCGGGAAAAACACTAGTTTTTTGGTGTTCTACATTAGCCTTAACTTGTCTGTTTTTTTATTTGGTCATAAGCAATATGATTGATTTTACTAATAAAAGTAGTGATCACATGCAAAATAAAATTAATAACATAGATGGTTTTAAACCATGTGAGAATCCAAACAGCTTCAAAGTATGGTCCAGACATTTATGTACTACATTAAACTTAGTATTTAAAAGTGAAAAAATATTATTCGTAGAATTTATCCTCACGATAATTTTTTTACTGACACCAACAATGGCTGTGCTTTTTTTAGTTGCAAAACAAGCTGATGATCTTTACAGATCAATTTTAGGGGTGGGATAAAATGGGTAATAATTTAATAAATCATAAACAATGCCCAAACTGCGGTGCTCGCATTAAACACTACTATTCCTATTGTGGACGTTGTGGAAATGATGATGTGGTGAATTGGAAGATAACAGGATATTTTGGGCTAATTGCAGGAACTATTTTTTTGATAGTTATGTATTTTGCGACTAAGAATTTTTGTAGTCATCCTTTTTTTACACAAATTGAATTTTGCAAATATTTGTAAGGAGTAATAAATGTACGAAGATTTTAAAAATCGATACAGTTGTTCTCTACAGGCGATAGATACTGAAGGTCATAAAATTGCACTCCAATTTTTCTCACATTATCGTCCTGAAGAATCTAAACAAAAAGCTATAGATATTTGGGCTTATGATTTAATTTGTTTAGACGACTACGATAAACCTATAAAATTCTTATGGGGTAACAATTCATTTATTCATCCAGTATCTAGGAAAAAATACACAATAATTTATTCAGAGATTAGAAAATGAAAGTTAAAGATTTAATAATCAAATTACAAAAATTTGATCCTGAGTTGCAAGTATTGATTGCCAATGAGGAAGAGGAGATTATAGGTAATGGTAATATAGTTAAATTTTTTGACATTAGTCATATTTCATCTTTACATGCAGAAACTCAGCGTCATCAACTAAATAGAAATGTTGAGTTTACATTTGTTGGTATACCAACTAAGTACTCTCAGGAGTTCGTTTTTATTGATGTTGTTTCTCAATTTTGAGAGTAAAAAATTGAAAATATTGGATATATTTCCTTGCTATCTCTCTGTGAAAGTTAAAAACCAGATGGGGCAGATACAACAAGCCAAGTTATTGTTTGAATGTAGGGAAGAAGAATACATTAGGCAAGAAGCTAAATCATGGATTTTTAAAAATCATTATTTAGTTGGACTTGAGATTGGAGTTTTAAAATCAATTTCAAATATAAACAATGATTTCACTATGTTGAATGGTGAGATTTTTACTTTGTTGTAGGAAGAAAGTATGACTCCATTAGTACAAGCAGCTTTAGAAGCACTTAATATACGCGTGAATGTTTCCGCAGGTGCTACACATCCATTAGATGATTCTATCAAGAAATCAGTATTTAAGTGGTTAAAGAATCAAGGCGAAACTTTAGATCAAGATGAAATAAATGAATGGGCATTAAATAATGATTGGTCAGATAGACATGCAGTGGAATTAGGTAAGCTAGCTCAAAAAATTGGAGAAGGAGCTCGGGTCCAGATTAAGTATCCTGATCGTGTTTCTGAGGAATTTTTCAACAGAATAAGGGTTAAAGCTTCAAGCACTTAAGATAATCTTTTGTAGTTCTAGTATATAACCCACGCAAAGTGGGTTTTGTTTTTATTCAGGTTTGGTTGATTTTTTATTTGACCAATCAAAAGTTTATTAACATACTATCTCAAAAATACATAATTTATGCGTCATCTCATGTCGCTGAAATTTAATTAATAAGGGGTAGTAGTGGATAATATAGAATTATTGGCTAGTGATGATAAGGCTATGCTAACTATCAATATGAAAAATAAACAGCCAGTTGATTTAATTGATTTTGCTCAAAGCATGATAAGTTTAGGTGCTGAATATTCTGATTTTATTGCTGAATCTCAAAATCATCTTGTTTCTGATGAAATCAAACTATATATCAAGGAGATTAGACCTGGGTCAATTATCACTGAGTTAGTAGCATTAGCGCCTGCATTGATGCCTTTTGCGGAACACGCAAACACAGTAATTGATTTTACTAAACATTTTAAATCATGTATTGAATATCTGAAAGGAAGTGGTTCAAAGCCTGTTGATCTAGACAAACAAACTCTTAGCAGGGTTTCAAAGTTTGTGGAACCAATAGCAAAAGATGTTGGATCTATTTTGTAATTAGATGCTTCAAATAACACTGGCAGTATTACAATAAATATTAATAGTACAGAAGCAAATGCAATTCAAAATAAAGCAACAAAAGAAATAGAGAAATTAAAAGAACCTATTCTTGGTTTGCATAAGCAAGTAGTTTTATATTGGACTCAAACTCGGTCAGATAATCGAAAAGGCTATAAAGGGATTATTGAAAGTATTTCAGATAAAGAGGTTAAAATACTATTCGATAGTGATGAAATTCAATATGAAATGATTCATGGTGAAGATCAAATCTATGAAAAAGCTTATGTTGTTGATGTATATGTTGAAACAATAAAAGATAAACCTGCTGTTTATAAAATTAAAAAATTTCATGAATCTATTGATTTGCCAGAATAAATTGACAATAACCTACTTCAGGAAGGTTTTTACCTCTCAAACAAAACCCCAGTAGCTACGAACTATTGGGGTTTTTTATATCAGCTTTGTTCAAAAGAGACATAGATAAATTTTAACCCCAATTAAAGGTTTAATAAAGCTATGAATCAGACTCAAAACAAGCTTGGAAAAATTTCGATTGAATGTATGATGAACTCATCAAACAACAATGGCTTAGATACAATGAAAGTTAAATCATTAGAAATAAAAGATGTAGGGGGAGTATCTCATTTAAAATTAGAAAATCTCAATGAACGAATGAATATTATTTGTGGAGCAAATGGTGTTGGTAAAACAAATATTCTTGATTCGATAGTTTATGTATTCTCAGAGTATGATCCTAAAAGTGTTGTAAATAAAAGTGTTGGTTCTACAAAAGGTAACATTGAATTAGAAACCGACGCATTTGAGAATGTTTTAATTAAAAGCATTAATGAGTATGAGCCATCCAATCACCGTCATTCTTCAATATCTTCTGAACCAACAATTTTTACAGAATTACTTAACGTCATTTATCTCAAGGTTAATAGGGTATTTGATTATCGTTTTTTAGATTCGATTAGCTTTAGTGAAAAAAAATTACAAAAACGACTAAAGAGTTTAGTAAATGGAATTGATGGCGAAGATTTAAAAGGATGGTTAGTATCTCAATTATTACTTAGTACAAGTCCTAATGCATTAGATTTATGTGATTTAGAAAATATTGAGGAACTTAAAAAATCTTTTTCAGTATTGGATAGTGGTATCAAATATAAATCATTAAAAAATAATGAAATTATTGTTAGTACTCCGACTGGAGATATATACTTTGAATATTTATCATCTGGTTTTAAATCAATTTTATTTATAATTCTTAATATTTTTAGAGAACTTTCTGAGAGAGCGATTTACGTTACTACAAGTCATAAACTTTTTAATGGGATTATTTTAATAGACGAAGTAGAATTACATCTTCATCCTGAATGGCAAGGTCGCATTTGCACAATTCTTAAAGAAGTTTTCCCCAATGCTCAATTTTTCATAACTACGCATAGTCCTCATGTAGTACAAACTGCGATCAAAGGTGAAGTAATTGCTTTAGAGCGTAAAAATGGAGTAGTTGAAAGACGTGAATTACCTGAATCTGAATATGGATACCAAGGTTGGACAATCGAGGAGATTCTTGAAGATGTGATGGGAATGCCAGATTTACGGACTAAAAAATATAATGAAATAAAAGCTAGGTTTGATAAGGCTCTCGATGAACAGAATAAAGATGATGCAAAAAAGGCTTACCATGAACTTGATAAGATGTTGCATCCTCAATATCCACTACGACCAGTTTTTAAAATGCAGCTAGATAGTCTTGGAGAATAATCCATGATCAAGTTGCAAAGAGGTGAAAAGCCTGAATATCTTTCAGTGGAAAAAGTTCATGAATTGACGGAAAGATTTAAAAAAGACAAAACTAAAGTAGTGTGGAAAGATGAGAGCATTGGTAATCCACTACTTTTAAGTTCATCAAACAAATGTGCCTACTGTGAATGCAAGTTGCAAATTGAAGATTCATATATGCAGGTAGAACATTTTAAAGATAAAGACTCATATCCTGATAACGTTGTTGACTGGGAAAATTTACTACCTTCATGTGGTCGTTGTAATAGAAAAAAATGGACATTAGATGTTGAGAAATTCCCAATAGTTAATCCATATGTTGATGAGCCCAAAGCACACCTTTGTCAAGAGTCATTTAGGCTTTATGGTAAAGATGAAAAGGGCAAGGCAACTATTACCAAACTTTTCTTGAATGATGATGATCGCGTTGTACTTCCTAGATTTTTAGCTTGCAATGAGGTTAATCGGCAATTGTCAAAATTAGCCTTAAACCTTGCAAATATTGATGATACAAAGGATTCAGTGACCAATTTATTATTATCATGCCAGGAAGATAAAGCATATTCTGCGTTTTTAACAAGCACATTACATTCAAGTAGCGATTATCAAGAAATCAAGCATCATCTTGAATCTATAAATGCTTGGGATCAAGATATGGAAGATCTACATCAAAACTCTTTTAATCTTATTCTGGATAAAAGATAAATCAAACCTCCCTCGGGAGGTTTCTTTTTGGCATAAAAATTAGTATCTTGGACTAAATATATAAGAGATATATCATGAAAAGCATATTTATAATTTTCTGCTTATTGGTTTCCAGTTTTTGTTTTGGAGCAGATTCTAAGGTTCGAGAAGTACAGAGAGACCCAGTTAGTGGAATGTTAATGAAATGGATAATACCACCAAAAATTATTATTAAAAATGAAATATTAAAGGGTTACGACAGAGATTTATTAATCTATTTAGAAACTAATGAGTATGGTAGAGTTCATAAAGCTGAAGTAATCAAAAGTAGCGGAGTTGATGAATTAGACCGCTTAGCATTAAGAGCTGTGAAAGGATCAAAACTCAAAGCATGGAATGAATGGGATGTAAATACAAATTATCCATTACGCACAAAACTACCTTTTGAATTTTCAGTTTCCAGAATCCCTAAATATGCATTTTTCCCAAATATTGTTCCAAAAAAATCTGAATTAAAGGGTGAAAGCAGATCATTAAGTATATATGTAGAAGCCGATGATAGCGGCAAAATAACTAAAGCCAAGATCACGAAAAGTAGCGGATTAAATAATTTAGATAATTACGTACTGAAAGAATTTAAAGATAAAGCAAGATTTAAGCCCTTAAATATTAATGGCAAGCCTTATCCGATTAAAATGACTGAAGATTTTCACCTTCCTCTAGGTTCTGCTAAAGAAGGTTAAAGTATAGTTTTACATAATTTAGAAAACTAAACCCACTCACTCGAGTGGGTTTTTATTGCACTAAAAATGCCGCAGCCCTATTTACCTAAAAGAATTTTACCGAGGAATATTACTTAAAAAGTAATATCTCAAAACACAAGACAGTCATTCGGCTGTCTTTTTTTATGCCTAAAGAAAAGGAAACAGAATGAAAAAGAGTTTAGCTTTGTTATCGGGAATTTGTTTAGCCCTGAGCTCAGGGTTAGCAAGCGCCGTAACGCTTAATGGTTGGAATGTAGGAAATCCAACACCAGTCGGTGCAACCGGTTTAGTTAATGCCACAAAAAATGTAGGAGGTGTTGCTAAAATTTCAAATGCCTCAATTGTCCCCAATGCTTCCCAAGTCTCAAAAATTCTTCGTGGTGGTGTGGCAGGAGTTGCACTGACAGTAGCAGTAAATGAGCTGTTGGATGGTATCGATTGGGTGATGGACCCAGCGAATAATCAGATTAAATATAAAGAAAAAACGGATTCCATTTCAAATTCAGATGAATTTTACTATTATGAAAAATTCGATTCTGACAATGAATGGAAATCAAACAATTATGAATCTATTCTGAAATCTTATACAGCTCATTGGAATAATGGGAATTATAATGGTTGGGGGGAAATTACAGGTAATCGTGGTTGTAACCTTCAAAATAATGTCGTAGCTTGTGATGTTATTTATAAAAACTACCCTAATTGGGTTGCACCAGTTTATATCCAGAAAATTGCAAATCCGAATTATGATCCTAGTAAATTAAATGATAAAAGCCTCCCATTCGACACAGTCTCTCAAAAAGTTATTGATAACGCTCAAGCAGGCAATACTGATGCACAAGTAGCAACAGTTGCAGCAGCTCAAGATATCTTAAATGAAGCTCAGAACGATGCAGAAAAAGCTAAACCGATTGTTCAGCAGTTCGAAGACAATTCGACTAATGCAGACCCAAATAATCCTGATCCTGATGACGAAAAGCCTGTAAATGATGGTAAACAGTCAAAAAAAATGAATGAAAAGCAGATTGGTGAATTAGTTGGCAATAAAAACTGGCACAATACACCATTGAAGAAAAAAATTGTTAAAACATATAGCAAAGAATTAAGAGGTTCGAATAATTTTGACTTTTATAAAGACCCTAAAACGGGAGAAATTTTTATAAAAGGTAATAAGTCGAAAGAAATGATCTTGATCAATTTGGAGAAATTTTTGTAATGAAAGCTAGAATCACGTTTGATATTTCAGGAGAAAACTTTAATGCTAAAAGCTGCATTGAAAGATTAAACTCTAACGAGTTAAAAACATTTCTCTATCAGGATGAATTTCCTAATAGCATTTCATTTGTACATCCAAATGAGTTTATTGATTATCATGATGTAAGTTATGGTGCTTATGAAAAAGCATATTTAGATTTTATAATTAACAATATTGCAGAACTTGCCCGATGTGGTGCTAATGATTTTTCATTGTTTACTGAAATGTATATTCAAAATGATGAGCAGTGTAATTTTGAAGTGTTAAGCCCTGGATTCTATCCATATATTTGGAAGTACGAAATTCGGATGCCAACGAGTGTTTATATTATTGATGATGAATCACCAATAGAAAACATCTAGAAATAAAATGCTAAGAACCGCCATAGGCGGTTTCTTTAGCCGTAGAATAGTTTTAAATTCTTAGCCAATAATGGATTTATTACCTACTTTCAAGTTCATTAAGGCGTATATTGATGTCATTAAAGGGGGGCAAAATGGAATTAATAGATACTTCAATCAGTTTTCTTTCAGGATTTTTAAATGGTCTTGCAGAAATCGATGGTGATATCAGAGAGAAAAATCTCAATATTTTTGATGTTGATAATGATCCGACATTAACTATAGAAGGCAACTTTTTTAAACACTATGATAATTATGTTGGATTAGATTTCTCATACGAAAAAATTAAGTATTCTAATATTGAAACATTAATTCAAGACTATTTATTAACTAAGCCACTAGGCATGACAATTGATACAGCAGATCGTAAAAAGTATCTCGCTTTTCGAATCATGGACTATCTTGAATGGTGCTTTAGTGATGATGTTGTGGTAAGAGACCTGGATGTTTATTTTGCTAAACTGACACTTCCAAGTGGTGTAATTGTAAGATTTTTCATCATTCCTTTTAACAATAAAGCGCTCTATTTTCTTATTGAGGAAAAAGTAACTTTGGAATAAATTTATTTTTAAATTAACCGCCGTAAGGCGGTTTTTTATTGGAATCGATTTATGAGCAATGAAAAATTTACATTCCCTTGTGATTTGGATGGGAACTCAAGCAAACAAAACTTCAATATTTTGACTTCGAAATTTGGTGATGGCTACGAACAAAATATCTCAGTAGGGATCAACAATAGAAAGGGAGAATGGGCATACAAACGCACATCAACAAAAGATGAGATTCTTCAAATCAAAGCTTTTTTTGATCGACATCAAGGTTCTGATTCATTTCTCTGGAATGCTCCTTTAGATGGTGAAGTGAGAGTTAAAACAGATACAAGCTATTCACCTAGTCAAGTGGGTGGAATGATCTGGGCAATCTCAACCACATTCACCCAAGTCTTTTACCCTTAAATCCACTTAACTTCATGCCCCAGTCGTTGGGGCTTTTTACTTGAAGGTACATTAAAAATGTCAAAGCAATTTACACGAATTGAAGCAAGTTTTACTGCAGCACTCATGGCTAAAATTGATGCATCTGCTTATGAGTTTGGATCAAAAATAGATTACCTATCGATTGATTATAACAAGGCGACAGATGATGTATTAATCGGCTTAAAAAAGGATAAAGAGCCTGATTTAAGCCGTATCTCATTAAAAGAAGCACAATTTATCAGTTGGCTGATTCCCTATATTGTTTCTATGCAGAATCGTTCAGGGATTTCAATTCAATCTATCCAGGCTATTTATGATGATGAGGGTTTAAACCTCGATATTGTGGTGAATGAAGATGTTAAACAGTGATTTTCAGAAACTTTATGTAGATGGTTTAATTACCTTATTTGAATTAGATGCCAGCGCTTTAGGTGCTGGCATCTTGCGTTTCCATGGACATATTTCATTCCAAGATTGGGAAAAGATTTATAGCTCGATTGGTTCTGATGGTCCGATGGTTACTGATACTGGTGATAAAAAAGTTTGGCATCGTAACATCATCTTTGATGGTCAGACATTTGAACCCATGGCACTGGAAGTCAGTGGTTTAGAAATGCGAAGTGATGGTAAGGCTTCCGCTCCTACTTTAAGTATGGCCAACAATATTAATGGCATACAGGGAGCAGTCACTGCATATTGTTTACAGTTTGGCGACTTTGCAGGTGCAAAGCTTAAAGTCATCACCACCTTAGCCAAATATCTGGATGCAGAAAACTTTAGTACTGGGAATACCAGTGCGAACTCAAGCGAGAAACGTGAGCAGATTTGGTTTATTGAACAAAAGACTTCTGAAAATGCTCAGCAGGTAACCTTTGAACTTTCTAATCCAGTGGATTTTGAAGGGCTAAAGATTCCTACACGACAAATCTCAAATTACTGCAACTGGGAATATCGAAGTGAAGAATGTGGCTACATCGGTGCAGCAATGTTTACCGAAAAAGACGAATCGACAGACAATCCTGTTTTAGATCGATGTAACTATCGAACTTCAGGTTGCCGTTGTCGTGAGAATGAGCTTCATTTTGGTGGATTCCCTGCATCTTCAATGGTGTAAAAATGAAATTAAATAAAAAACTCAAAGCAGCGATTCTATCTCATGCTAAACAATGTTACCCCGGAGAATCTTGCGGGGTTATTGTTTCTGGTCGCTATATCGCCTGTCGCAATGTTGCTGAACATGGTCAATTTCAAATCCACCATGAAGACTTGGCGAATGCTGAAGATCAAGGAGAGATTCAAGCCTATGTCCACTCACATCCAAATGCGACAGCACGCGCATCTGATTTAGACTTATTACAAATTGAACTTCATGAAAAGCCATGGGTGATTTGTGCTTATCCTGAAGTTGAGTTTCAAGTCTATGAACCCTGTGGTTATAAAGCACCACTCATTGGTCGTGACTATCATCATGGGTACCAAGACTGCTATTCAATTGTTCGTGATTTTTATCTTCGTGAGTTAAATATCAAACTCATTGATTTCGAGCGTTTGGATAATTGGTGGAATGATAGAGATCATAAATCGCTTTATCTAGAAAACCTAGATGCAGCGGGATTTTATGAAGTCAGTCAACCGCAGTATGGCGATATGTTGGTGTGTAATGTTGGACGTACAGAACACCCGAACCACGCAGTAATTTGGTTGGGCGATCATTGGCAATTCAAATCAGAAGAAAGCACTGCATGTTTTGGTGGACCATTAATCCTACATCATCCTTATGGTCGAAAGTCCGTGCGTGAAATCTTTGGGCAACAATGGCAAGAACGTGTTGTGAAAATAGTGAGGCACAAAGATGCTTAAAACGATCAGACTCTATGGCGTACTGGGAAAGAAATTTGGTAAGGAGTTTAAGCTTGCTGTTGAAAGTACCCGTGAAGCAGTCAAAGCCTTATCCGTTCAAGTACCAGGCTTTGAACAATTCATGCTGAATGCGCATGAACAAGGTTTGGCATTTGCCATTTTTCAAGATGATGAAAACATCAGTGAAGATCAGATCGATTTTGATACTGGTGCCAAAGTTATCAAGATTGTGCCGAAAGTTATGGGAGCAGGTGGTAATGGTGGTGTTTTACAGCTTGTGCTCGGTGCTGTGTTGATTGTTGCAGGCATATTTTCTTTTGGTGCTGGAACAGCATTGGGAACTGCAGTTATTGGTGCAGGCGCAGGAATGGTTGTAGGTGGAATTGCACAAATGCTTACTCCTAAAGCGGATGCACAAGATCAAAACCAAGACGGAAACAGGGCTAATAAAAGCTTTGGTGGAGCTGTGACCACAATTGCACAAGGTAATCCAGTTCCAATTCTGTATGGTCAGCGCGAAGTCGGTGGATTCATTGTAAATGCGGGTCAGTTTGCAGTCGATACCTTTAGTTCTGCTGATGCTGGTTATACAGGTGGTGGCAGCAGTGGTGGTAAGAAATAATTTTAAGAAGAATATAAGCGCGTAAAGCGCTTTTTTATTGCGTGGTGAAAAGTATGCTTGAAACAGTTAAAGGTGCAAAAGGTGGTAGTCAAAGCCAAAGACAACCTAAGGTTGCTAACGATACAACGGCATCTAAAACTTATGCACGTTTACAATATGGCATGAGTGAAGGGGAAGTTGAAGGTTTAGCCAATGGCTACAAGTCTATCTATTTAGATGACACACCTGTTGAAAACGACAGTGGTGCAAGAAACTTTCAAGATGTCACTCTAGATTTTCGATCAGGGACTAATGACCAAACCTACATGGAAGGTTTTGAAAGCATTGCATCTGAAACTGCGGTAGGTGTTGAACTTAAAAGCGATACGCCTTGGGTGAAAGGTGTGACTAATCTTACACTTGATGCTGTGATTGTACGTGTTAGATTTGGTGCTTTAAAACAACAAGATCCTAAAAATGGTGATGTCTCGGGTATTGTGATTGATTACACCATTGAAGTTCAAACCGATGGCGGATCGTGGGAGTTAATGCTTGATACTCAGATGTCAGGTAAAACTTCAGCAAATTATGAACGTACCCATCGAATTGGGCTTCCAGAAGCTAATAACAATTGGCTGATTCGTGTTACTCGGAAAACACCAAATTCAAGCTCAGAATATGTCAGCGATAAGATGTATATTCAAGCCATTACTGAGGTTGTCGATCTTAAGCTTGCTTACCCAAATACTGCTTTGATTGGTGTGCAATATGATGCTGAAACATTCTCGAATATTGCTAAAATTGCTGTTGACCTAAAGGGTGTAAAGATCAAGGTGCCAAGCAACTATGATCCTGTAAGCCGAACTTACATCGGAATTTGGGACGGTCTATTTAAGCGTGCATACAGCAATAATCCCGCTTGGATTTACTATGATTTATGTACCAATAAGCGATATGCATTGGGTAACCGTTTAACCGAGCAAATGATTGATAAATGGTCATTGTATCGTTTAGCACAATATTGTGATCAGCTGGTACCGAATGGTAAAGGTGGGCAAGAGCCACGGTTCGCTTGTAATGTATACATTCAAAGTGCCGAATCTGCTTTCGATATTTTAAGCAAACTTGCAGGTTTATTTCGTGCAATCAGTTATTGGGATGGTGCATCGATCGTATGTGAGGCTGATTTACCACAAGATACGATGTTCACCTATACATCCGCTAATATTATTGATGGTGCTATGGGGATTAATTACACAGGTACACGTGCACGTGATCGGCATAATGCAGTTAAAGTTGCTTGGGATAATCCGCAAAATCGCTATAAGACGGAATATGTTTTTGTTCGTGATGAAGCCGCGATTGCACGTGATCGAGGAGTAAAACTACTTGAGCTTGAAGCATGGGGCTGTACCTCGGAAGGTCAAGCACAACGTACTGGTCAATGGGCTTTAAAAACTGAACAACTCGAAACTCGAACTGTCACCTTTAAAGTGGGGTTGGATGGCTATATTCCATTACCTGGTAAAGTGATTGAACTTGCTGATGAGTTGCTGGCTGGTCGTGCAAATGGTGGGCGTATTTCATCAGTCAGTGCTAATTTAAAGCAAATCACCTTAGATCGTGATGATGTTGTATGCCGAGCTGGTGACCGTCTAATTGTTAATGGTGAAGATGGCAAGGCACAGGCAAGAGTAGTTCAGTCAAAAAATGGCAGAGTAATTACTGTGGTATCAGCATTCGATTCTGTTGCTCCACAAAATGTTTGGGTGATTGATGCGCAAGATCTAGCGACGATGAAGTTTCGTGTCGTATCAATTTCTCAGGATGAACAGCACCAATTTACCATTACTGCAATTCAGCACAATGAGTCTAAGTTTGATGCAATTGATCATGGTGCATTTATTGATGATCGCCCAATTTCAATTATTAACCCTACAACTCAAGATCCTGTTGAATCAGTCAGCATTTCCAGTGAGCAAATGGTTCAACAAGGAATGTCTGTTGAAACTATGGTCATCAGCTGGTCACAAGCCAAAGGTGCAACCAAGTATCAAGTTGAATGGCGTAAAGATAATGGTACTTGGCTAAAGCTCCCTTTAACTGGAAATAACTCGGCAGAGATAGCCGGTATATACGCTGGTAAATATGAAGCACGAGTTTTTGCGATAAGTGCTTTTGATATTTCATCTTTACCCACCTATTCAATTTTAACTGAATTAACAGGGAAGCAAGGTAAACCACCAAAAGTGGCGTTTATCCAGGCAACTGGCATTTTATTTGGTATGAAACTGGATTGGAGTTATCCAGCAAATGCTTTGGATACGGCTTATGTAGAGATCCAAGTCTCACCAGATAGTACATCCAACATTGCGACTTTAGGTTCTTTTGCATATCCAACCACAACCACAGTCATCCAAGGATTACAGCCTAATCTGACTCAATTCTATCGAGCACGTTTGATTGATCGAATTGGGAATATCGGAGACTGGTCTGACTGGACAAACGGTACAACCACATCTGATGCCAAAGATGTACTTGAATTACTTGATGGTCAGATTACCGATAGTCAGCTAAATCAAGATTTGATCAGTCGTATTGAAATCGGTTCTGAAGCAAGAGATCTAGTTGTAGAAGTCAATAAAATTGCAACGGCTGCTCATTCTCAAGCACAGATATTAACAAATGCGCTTGCAACTGAAACAGCAGAACGTAGAGACGAGGTCAAAGCGCTTAACGAAGGTTTAACTCAGGAAGTCACACGCAGTAAAGATGCTGATAGGTCACAGACTGAAACATTGGACAACTACAAAGCATCTATAGATGGAACGTTGTCAAATGTTCAAACTCGTGTAAACACGATTGCTACAGAGACTGAAGCAAACACTTCTAAGTTGATCTCTTTAGACTCGGTGATTGAAGGTAAAGCTGATGCATCGGTGGTACAGAATCTAAAAAATGATGTATTGGTTATTGGTGATCAGGTTAATTCTCAAAGCAGTATTATTTCTGGTTTGCAAAATAGTCTTGAGGGTAAAGCTGATGCTTCTGCATTAACAGCGCTTGACTCGAAAGTTGCAACTCTTGATGGCAATGTTGTTTCACAAGGTCAGGCGATTACAGCTCTTGAGAACTCGATTGCCGGCAAGGCAGATTCCTCTGCATTGAACTCGCTGAAGTCAACTGTGGAAGAACAGGGCAATACGATTACTTCACAAGGTCAGGCGATTACTAGTGTAAAAGCTAATCTTGATAATATTTCTGTAGGTGCTAAGAACTTGTTGGTAGATTCTGAGTTCTGGTCTGGTGGTGTCGCTCATGCAGAAAATATCGAGACTGGATACAGTGCTGATCTGAGAGTATTTACAATCAAAGCTCAATCACCTAACAATAATTGGGTTACAGGGTTTTTATGGGCACAGGCTTCTCAAGTTGATAATAGGTTGAATGCTGATGATGACTGTATTTTTTCTGTAGAGATGATGTATGAAGATGGAAGTTTCCCATACGCACCGCAGTTGTATTGGAAAGATTCTATGACGTACATGAATCTGACATTGGCTAAAGGTCAAGTGCAAAAAGTTGGCGTTTGGCAAAGGTACTACCATACACGTAAATACGTTAAAGGTGGGTTTGCTTTCCATTTCGGAGTAGGTCACATGGGTGGTACATATCACTTCCGAAGACCTGTTATAGAGAAAGGCAACATTCCATTTGATTGGAGCTTATCTGAACAAGATTTCGCTTCAGCAACAGCTGTAAACAAGTTGGATGCGACTACAACTAGGCATGACGATGAGATCAAAGCGAATGCTTCTGCTGTTACAGGACTTAAAAGTGCAATCGAGGGCAAGGCAGATGCCAATGCTCTTAATTCATTGAAGACCACTGTTGAGCAACAAGGCAATACAATTTCTTCTCAAGGGCAGGCTTTGACACAAGTAGAGGCTAAAGCAGAATTGGCATTAAATGGGAGAAAATTCCCATTAGATCTTTCAAACCTTGATCCTAACTTGTATTACCCGATCTTAATTCCTTTGATGGGTAATGGTATTGGGGAGTTGGCATTCGAGATGCCACTTGGAAAATTCGCTGCTCCTTGGTCAAGTCATGGCGGTGGTACTTTTGCGCTTTCATTACATTGGAAAGCAAGAGCATCTGGTTGGGGCGCGCAAGATATTGAAAGACAAGTTGTAAATTTCAGTTATCTCTGGACACAGAGCAACCAATCACCAGCGATGTGGTTAGGGCAACTGACTCACTCAAGTCAGGAATATGTGCTGTTACGTGGTGGTACTTGGTATGAATTAACTTGTAATCAATATACGGGTACACCAAAGATTGTGATTCAAGGTCGATGGGAGGGAGATGAGTATATTGAGCCTCAAGGTTATGATGCCAGTATGGTTCCAGTTTCTATCAACAACAAGTTGAATGCGACAGCTACGGCAACCAATAATCTGGATGCTGCAGTGACTCAAATTAACGGAAGGGTTGAAGCCAACTCACAGGCTATTACACAGGTGGGTACAACTGTTGCTGGTATGCCAACTGGGTCAGGTAACTTACTTGTTAACCCTGACTTCTCTATGGGGAATACAAGTGGTTGGCAAAACTCTAGTTATATTTATGGCTATGACATTAACCTTGTAAAAGAGGGGAATGTGAACTATCCAAATTATGAAGCTTGGTATAAGCCTAGTATGAATAGTTCTATGCACGTAGCTGGCGATCAAACTGGTGTTGTTGGATACACGGAACTCTATCAAAGTATTCCAGTCACAGGAGGTAAGTTTTATCAGATTAGTGGCTATGTTCAGAATCATAGATGTAAGACAGTCTTATTTGCATATTTCTATGACAAGAATGGTGCATATATAACAGATTCTTATACAGCACAACCTGATAAATCTATTCTTGTAAGCTCTGGTGGAAATACAGCACAGATGCTCAGTGACATGCATCGGCTTTACCAAAATGTCCAAGCTCCCTCAAACGCAATGACTATGAATGTGGTATTTAGGCAACAGGAATGTGGTTGGGAAGCGTATCAGTTCATGTCAAGAGCGCAAGCTTGTGAAGTACAGCGGAACAATGGAGATGCAGCACCTGTTCCTTGGCAAGATAACACAACAGCTAACACTGCATTAGTTCAACAATCGTTGCAGTCAATTAACGGTATCAAAGCCCAGTACACAGTGAAAACTGATGTGAATGGTTATGTGGCTGGTATTGGATTGATTAACGAGGGTTCAGGAAAGAGTCTGTTCATTATTCGTGCTGATCAGTTTGCAATTGCGGCACCGGCATCGGTAGGTAATGAAGCCAAGTATGCTTTTAATTACCAAGCAGGACCAGTGACATTACCGAATGGGACCGTGGTTCCAGCTGGACTTTACCTTGATAACGCTAATATTGGTTATATTTCTGCGAGTAAGATTTATGCAGATAGTTTGAGTGCGATCAGTGCCAATTTAGGCACAATCAAAGTCAAAGAAGCAAATATCGATGACTTGGCTGTAAGTACACTTAAGATCAAAGATAATGCAGTAACAGTGCCAGTGGGGATTAAACTTGTTTCACCAATCCAAAGAAGTTCTCAACGAAGTGCGACTGTATTTACTGGAGGCGATGCAGTAATCCTGGATACATCAAACTATTTTGGAGACATTATATCTTTGTCTCTGAACAGAAGTGGAGGGAAATGCCAAATCAGTGGCTATGTGTATATTGACAACGTGTGTGCATCAGCTTGGAGATCAAATGGATCTACCGTGAGCAATGCCCCAAAAACTATGTATTGTGGTGTTGTTTTATACAGAAATGGCTCACCAATTTTTATTGGAAGAGTTGCGGCTTCAAGTGAAATTATTAACGATGTTGCAATATTTAATGGCGCTGTTCAATTACCTACAATCATCGATGATGCATATACTGGAATTGCTCAGTATTCAATTAGGGTGGGATGGTCAACCACAATAGCAGATGCTGGACTCATGATTCGACCTTGGAATACAGGTAATGCATCTGTCTTAACAGCAACATTATCAGTCCTGGAGCTAAAAAAATGACAGCAATTATCTCAAGAAGAGGCGAATTGCTACAATTGATTTATGCGAATGAAGAAACAATTGCATTAAATAAGCCACTTGGTTGTTTGGCTGTTTCTGATCCTCCACAATCGAATATGTATTATCGTGGATGGTGGGCATTTATCCCCGATCAGCCATCAATTTATCATGTATTCGATTATGATTTAAAACAGTGGATTGATCCTCGTTCATTAGATCTAATTAAGGATCAGAAATGGTCTGAGATCAAAGAAGAAAGAGAAACCGCCGAATATGGCGGTTTCTCATTTTTAGGGCATATTTTTGATTCTGATATTATTTCGCAGTCACGAATTATCACTGCAAGTGATCTTGGCGTAGAGGTGGAGTGGACTTTAAAAGATAATTCAATTGTTTTACTCAATGCAGAACAATTGAAAGGATTAAGACTTGCCCTTGCTCAGCATATTTTAAACTGTCATGAAAGAAGTCGAATAGCTCGACAACTTATTTATGAGTCAGAAAATATTGAGCAAATAAATTCAATTCAGTTTTAGCACCTTCGGGTGCTTTTTTATTGCCAAAAATTAGAGGAATTACATTGAACGATCCAATTTCTATCAAAGGTCTACCATGGCTTTTTAAAATTGTTGCAGCCGTTATTGGGGCTATTTTTGCACTTACTTTAAGTGGAGATATAGATACTCAAGGTCGCATCAAAATCACGATGGGTGTCATTATGAAGTTCACTTTTAGCGTAGCTATCAGTTTGTATGGTGGCTCAGCTTTCATTGAATACTATGACTTAACTCATTACACACATATGGCACAAGGTTTTGTGATGTTGATTTTTGCTATTTTTGGAATGCTCTGTATTGGTATTGCTTATCAATCCGTACAGCTTCTAAAAGGCAAATCATTCAATGAAATTATCACAGAGATTAAAGAAGCATTTGGAGCAATATTTAAATGAATTTTGATAAAGCATTTGAACGATTAATCGGTCATGAGGGTGGTTATTCAATAGATCGAAATGATCCAGGAAACTGGACTGGTGGAAAGGTCGGGAGTGGTACATTGAAAGGCACGAAATATGGCATTGCAGCGAATACCTATCCGAATTTAGACATTAAGAATTTGACATTAATCCAAGCAAAAGAAATTTATCGAAATGATTGGTGGAATAAGTTAGGTGCAGATCAACTACACCCAGCAATTGTCTATCAGTTGTGGGACTTCGCCGTGAATGCAGGTAAAAGCAGAGCAATTAAGGAGCTTCAACAAGCCGTAGGGGTTTCTGATGATGGCATTATAGGGCCAAAAACAATTGCAGTAGTAAAAGCTAAAGATGTGAATGACGTTCTATTGCTATTGGCTTCTGAACGTTTGAAATTTTATACATCCTTATCGACATGGGGAACTTATGGCAAAGGGTGGACTAATCGAGTCGCTGAGAATCTAAAATATGCAGCTCAAGATAATTAGTTTATTGATCTATTTAATAATCTCAGGTTGTACAGCCCACACTATCAACACGAACGTGAGTGTGGGTATTTGTGTGAAAGCCCTCTGAGTGAGGGCTAATTTGGATAACGAATATTATGCTAAATCAGGTTTAGTTACTTCATATAAAATGTGTTTTTCAAGATGTGGTGCTGAAGAAAATTCTGGATGATTAAACTCCTTAACTTTTGTCATCCCTATTTTTTTCATTACTGCTTCTGATGACTTATTAGTAATAGCTGTAAATGAAACTATCTTATCGAGATCTAATACATTAAATGCATATTCTAAAACAGCTTTGGCTCCTTCTGTGGCATAGCCGTTTCCCCAATATTCTTTTGCTAGGCGCCAAGCAATCTCCACACAAGGAGAAAAATCAAACTGTAGAGGTTGATCATGGAGACCTATAAACCCAATAAATTTATGATTTTCTTTTAATTCTACAGCCCAAATTCCCCATTTATTCCTATTAAGGATTTCTGTAACTGTTTGAATTATTTTAATACTCTCATCTTCAGTAAGATTTTTTGGAAAATATTTCATTACCTCAGGGTCTTTACCCATATTAATAAAAGGAAGGTAATCACTTTCCTTCCATTGTCTAAGTATAAGGTGTTCCGTTTCTAGCATCACCTAAATTCCTCTTTTCTAATTTTATATAATTGACTCAATATAGCTGATATTGAATTTTTGATAAACTTTTATACTTCTAATATAAGTTTGACGTAATGCACCAAACTCTTAAAACTTGAGTCAGGGCAGGGCAAAGAGATCACACTTTGGATCATTGATACAATTGCCAAATACAATGAGTGTAGTAGCTTGAATGATGTTAAGAAAAAGCTCTTTGAATGGAGCTTTATCTTTAAAAATATACTTGGGGGGAAACTATCTAAAATGTAATGACAATTTCGCAAAACAATTATCAAACATGAGTATTGCGTAGATATAATTGGATTTTGGCAGAGTGATAAAACTCATTGGATTTACCACTCTATGAAATTATTTATACTCAAGCACGGATTGGATTTTTTTCAATGCCTTGATCTGTTATACCGTTTGAGGAGACAATTATTTGACTTTTACTCGATACACAGTATGCAGTAACATTCCCACCTTTCTGTATTAACATAACAAAAGGTGAACCGTACCGGGTTTGTCGGAGAGTCAATATTCTGAGAGACTATGCCGATGAAAAAACCAAACTATACCCCCGAAATTAGAGAAAGAGCGGTTCAATTACTAATTGAATCTGAAAAAGATTATCCTTCTACTTGGGCAGCAATCACAGCTATTGCTCCTAAAATCGGTTGTACTCCTGAAACATTGCGTGTTTGGTATTTAAAGCATCTGGATCAACTAAATCCTGCCAAAGTACAACAGATATCTGACCAAGAAAAAATGAAGCAAATGGAACGTGAAATTAAAGAATTAAAACGTGCCAATGAAATTCTACGCAAAGCAGCCGCTTTTTTCGCCCAGGCGGAGCTCGACCGCCCACACAAATAATGGTGGATTTTATCCATAACAATAAAGATCGATATGGTGTTGAAGCGATTTGTAGAATTTTACCGATTGCAGCTTCGACCTATTATCGGGCTTTAGATCTCGTTGATAACCCAGAACATCGAGCGAAACGTGCTCTGCATGATTTACATCATGCAGAGCAAATCAAACGTATTTGGAAAGAAAGTTCAGGTCGATATGGTGTACGTAAAGTTTGGCAAAAATTGAAACGTGAGGGTTATGTTATTGCACGTTGTACAGTTGCTCGATTGATGCAAAAGCTAGGTATACAAGGTGTTTGGCGTGGTAAGAATAAACAAACTACTCGTAACCGAGATGACCAAAAACGGGCAGATGATTTAGTGAAACGTAATTTTAATGCTGATCATCCAAACCAACTATGGGTGGGTGACTTTACGTATATTCAAACTCATTCAGGCTGGGTATATACCGCATTTGTTATTGATGTGTTCTCACGAGCAATTGTTGGATGGAAAGTATCTACACGGATGAATACAGATATGGTGCTCGATGCATTGGAGCAAGCATTGCACGATCGAGGTATGCCTAAGAATGTGATTCATCATTCAGATAGAGGTGTTCAATATCTTTCTATTCGCTATACCAATCGTTTAGAAGCTGCAAATTTACGAGCATCAGTCGGTACAACTGGTGATTCATACGATAATGCTCTGGCTGAAACGGTGAATGGCTTATACAAAACAGAGGTGATTGAATATTTAAAAGCAGATTGGCAAGGTTTAGCAGATGTACAACTTGCGACACTAAACTGGGTATATTGGTTCAATAAAAAGCGTGTACACAGTGCACTGGGTTATGTATCGCCTTTTGAGTTTGAAGCAATGTACTATGATAAGATTAACCCGTTAGGTCAGGTGGCCTAACTTAAATAAAAAAGTCTCCGACAAACCTGGTACGGTTCAAGGCTTTTCTGCTGATCTATCCCAGTTTTCATTTTTACCAGGTGCAATCGAAAAATATCCTGTATCACCATCATTTCCCCACTGATTAACGCAAGCAGAGATTGATTCATTTGTATTGTTTGTAACCTTGATACCCAT